AATCTTAGAATACAATGGCACTTACTGGGAATTAATTGACATGATTAAAGTTGATTCTAAAACAAAATCAACTTTAAAGAGAAGTGTATCGCACCTTATGGATAACGGTTTCGATACACTTAATAATGTATTATAGGAGAATAACATGGAACCTAAAGTAGAAATCAGTGAGTCAGTGTACCGAGAACTGTTAGAACGTGATGAATGGTTATCTGCATTAGAAGCTGCTGGTGTAGATAATTGGGACGGTTATGAAATTGCAATGGAAATTCAGCAAGAGTGGAATAACGAGCATACTGAGGAGAATAAATAATGTTACCAAATGATCTGGATAAACGTAAGAAAGTAGTAGATGCACTAGAACGTGGTGTTTCATTGTTGAATGAGATACAAATGTTGGAGTCAGACGTATCTGACCTCGCAAGCACACTACAAGACACCGAAGTAATGAAAGCTAAAGACTTTAAGAAACTACTTGCTGCTAAGTATGAAGGTCAAGTGTTACTTCAGAAAGCTCAAGAGAAAGTGGCAGATGTTGAAGATAGCTTAGCAGCCGTTGACATTCTAGCTAAAATTAATTAATCGTAGAGGCTGCTATCCGAAAGGATAGTGGCCTTTTTGCATTTATAGAGGAGAGAAAATATGGGTATTGATATTGGTAATAAATTGATGTTAGTTCCAACAGACCAAGACTTATTACACTCTGCAATTGAATTGATAGCTGATGAAGAATTTGATGGTGATTTTTATTCAGCTTTGGATAATTCAGGTTTAGATTATGCGAGTCCTTGGTACGATGCCGATAGAGATTCTTGGGATATTGGTATTTCAATGCCAACACCAACATACGAAGATTTGATTGACCATGAATCTAGTTGGTTTGAAGCTTTACACGAAGCACAAGATAAACTGAATAGTATTCTTGGTGAAGGTGTAAGTACAAAGTTAGATAGTTTTTAGCATGTTTATTAAGGGGGAGAAATTATGAGTGAACAAGATAAACATTTATTGCATTTGTCCAATAGAGTGCATCAATTAGAGCAACTACTGGAAGTTGAACGTGTGAAGAATTTTGAATTACGTAGGTTCTTAGTGGAGTTACGATTCCTAGCAAAACCAGTATTGTCTAAATTAGAGAAGGTGAAAGGGGTGAAAGAATGAGCTTTAAACCTAGAGTCCAAGAAACAGTTTGTGATGGGGAGAATGGTAAGGCAGTGATTGACCTAGATTTCGTGAAGTACGCAATTGCGAGTGTAGGCGAGAGCAGGACTATTGAGGTCACTCACTTACCGTCAGGTAAAGTTAAATCTTTTAAAACAAGAACTGAATTCTATGGACACCATAGCAAGAAAAATGCTGGATGGCTCGGTGAACTAAATAAGAGTCGGTTAGAGTCAAATAAGAAACCTTTTTTAGTGGAAGAATTCTCAATAGAAGATAAGCAAACTGTAAGTGAGCCTATTGAAAATCTTATGCACTCTGCTAAAACAATGGTAGAGACCGCTCTCAAAGAGTCAGGTGCATCGAGTTACGTTGCATTCTCAGGGAAAGGTAATAGTTTCAGGGTGGACAAAAGTACTTTGTTGGAGTATAAAGGTAACAGGTCTGATATGTTGAAGCCTTTACAACTGGATGAAGTGACCTCATATTTGAATATGAAATACAATGCTGAAATTATAACTAATTTAGAGGTAGATGATGTCGTCACTATGGTAACTCATAAAGACAAAAACTCTTTTATCCTAGGTGTAGATAAGGACTATTATGGCGCAGGAACTCGATTTTACAACACCAATAGACCAGAGGAAGGTATTGTAGATTGTTCAGGGTTTGGTTACTTAAAAGAAGACGGCAAGAAAATTCGAGGTGTAGGTAGGATGTTTAAGTACTTTCAAGTACTGTCACAAGACACCTCTGACAACTATGCAGCTAATTGCTTTTCTGATAAGAAATGGGCTGATAAATCTGCATACAAAGCATTGAAAGATTGTACCAATGATACTGAAGCTTTAGAAGCTCTTAGGGATTCATTTAAAATTCTATACCCCGAACCTAAAACGGTTATCGGTTGGCGAGGGGATGAAATACTTATAGATTGGTTGTATGTGCTGCAAGAATGTTTTACTATGGCACACATGTTAAGGTTCGATAATGATTTCATAGATGTGGCTAATTTATTACGGAGTAAGGGGTTAATATGAAAATAGGAGATAGATATGGTAGGTGGTTAGTTTTATCCGAACCGTATGCCATAGAAGGTAAGAATAAAAGGGTTGATGTTGTTTGCGACTGTGGTACTAGAAAATCAGTAAGAGTCAGTTCTTTGCTTTCTGGAGACAGCACTTCTTGTCGATGTTTTGCAAAAGAAACTGCTAGGGAAAGAATGTCAACAAAAGGTGGTGAATCAAAACATTCGCTACACCAACGTTGGTATGATTTGAACAGACGTTGTTATGACCCACGAAGAAAGGATTATAAACACTATGGTGGTAGGGGGATAGAGGTTTGTGAAGAATGGCACAAAGATAATCCTGAAGGTTTCCAAAACTTTTTAAAAGATATGGAAAGTACTCATAAACCTAAGTTGGAAATTGACCGTATAGATAATGATGGGAACTACTGTAAAGAAAATTGCAAGTGGTCTACAAGGTCTGAACAAGTACTAAATTCTAGGTATCTCGGTTCCAAAGTAGCTAATCCTAGATACTTAGATGATGGTGAAGATGTCCTTCATCTGGCGGCAATGGCGCGTAAACATGGGTTGAATGAGCGACTACTACAAGACCGCATAGGGAAGTTAGGGATGTCTGTGCAAGAAGCTCTTTCTTTACCAGTCAAGACGAGGCAGTATTTCTTAATATTTGACGGTAATGAGTATTCATTAAAAGATGTATTTACTAATATATGCCACTTTATAAATCTTAGAACGAGAATTAAGGCTTCCACAGAGCAATTGATATACTACGTGTTCGGTGATAATGTGAGGGTAGAGGGTCTTGTGAATAAAAATAGGGTGGTTTTTGAAAAAGTTAACCTAGACTTATCAGGGTTTACTTTCAAATTACCGACAGTGTTCGAAGGGTTTACTAAGTATTATTCTGGGGAGTACAATCATAAGGAGTACTTACATGAGTAATACCCCATTTGAGCCTTGGTTGTGGTATCCAGATATTTGGCCTACTAAATCTAAGTTCTACACTTGGTTACGAGGTTCCTTACGTAAAGCTGTTTGGAATACATCTCCGATAAAGATTACATTTAAGAACCAGAATTGCTTTGCTCCGCCAGATGGGTATGACGGTAGAGCTAAATCTGGCAACTATTGCGCTTTATCGGGAGAATGGGAAGGTAAAAGTAAGCTTCAGGTTGATCACGTTTTAGGTAACGTACCGTTGAATGAAGAAGAAGATATACTTGGATTTATCCAGCACTTAATACCGCCACCGAACAGCTTACAATTGGTAAAAGCAGATGCGCATAAAATTAAGAGTTATGCGGAAAAACAAGGAATAACATTTGAGGAAGCTGTGCTAATTAAAAAATGCATAGAACTTGAAAACGATAAGCGAGATGTAGAGTTCATAAGGAATAGCGGGAAAGTGCCAGCTAGAAATAAGAAATCTAGGAGACTTCAACTAATTGAAATTATTAAAAGGTCTGAACGATGAGAGATAGTATATTTAAGGTAGGCGATGTAGTACCTACTAGAAACTGTGGGGATGTGGAGATTACCGAAATAATTGACGGTACAATGGTTTCGGTAATTTTTAAAAATACTGGGTTTGAAAGGGTTTGTCGAAAAAGCGATCTTTCGTTAGGAAAAGTGAAAGACCTGTTACAGTCAGGAAACTATGGAAGATATGTAGGTGTTGGTAATTACAACAGTACGGAACATACTGTGGCGTATAATGCATGGTACTACATTTTTGAAAGGGCAGGTGTACACGAGAACTATATCATTACTACTGTCGATGAGACATGGAAAGATTTCCAAGTGTTTGCCAAATGGTTTTACGAGAATCATGTTGACGGGTTTACTGAGATAGATAAAGATTTATTCGGTACAAATATGTACTCCCCAGACACTTGTGTTCTGTTAAACAGGGAACTGAACATGTTAGAAAGAAATATGAGGGCACCATTGAATATCTTGGAAAAAACTAATAAGAACGGGAGTGTATCATACGTATCTAGATTTCTAGGCAGGTCTAAGTCTTTTTTCACAAGAAAGTGATGCTGTGGTTTATTCATCTTTGACAAGAATGCAACATTTTACAAGTATCTTGGAGAAGTACAAAGGTTTTGTCCCTGAGAAAATAATTACAAAATTTGAGGAGAGATTAGACCTTGAGAAAAAGGTCATTGCAATTATTAACTCGAAGAAGGAACGTGATGTTCTTATCGAAGCGGGAATTATACCAGCCAGTAATGCAAAGAAACGTAGAGAGCAATTAGAACAATTATTAAAGGAGAATAAAATTGGGTAATATCACACTATCAAAACGTCTATTAGCTTTAGACGAAGCATCATTCATTGAGCTACTAGAAACTGGCAGCTTATACAAACTATACCCTGAATTAAAAGGAGAGTTATTCAACGTAGGTCAATTCAATCAAGCTAAAGAACAATATGAAAATAAGATTAAAGCCCAACAAGGTGCTTATGATTTTCTATCAAGTATTTGTAATTTTACTGGTCAAGATCCAGCAGACATTTACGAATTATTAGAGGAACATAGTGAGAACATCATTTTCATGTTAGAAGTAGAAGACTTAGATTTAGAAGATATTTTCAATGCAATTAGAGAGGATGGTATTGAGCAATGAGTGTATGTGCAATTGTAAGAGATTTAAGTGACATCGAGACTGCTATCGAAGCATTGATTTGTCGCGCTGTAGAATATGCAGTACAAGAGATTACAGATGAGTATGAATCTAAGATTAGCGATTTAGAGGACGAGAAATCTGAATTACGTCAAGCGATTCGTGATTTACAAACTGAATTAGATAGTATTGAGTGATTAATTGAGGAGAATTGAATGTTAGATTGGCAGAGTAAGGCTTTAGAGTTACGTGGTACTATGGGTAGTCGTGCAATCGGGAAGTTATTAGGTAAAGGTAAGAGCTCGATTAATGATTACTTCAAGCGATATGATTTACAACAACTAGGCGCTACTCAGGGTGTTGGTAAAAGTATTTCTGAGGAAGCAGCCTTACCTTACTACAGTATTCAGACAACACTAAATGTACCTGAGAATATCACCCATCTGATGATACCAGACACACAATGTAAACCAAACATCGACATGAGCTATTTAGATTGGTTAGGGTTATACCTCGTAGATAAGAAACCAGAGGTAATTGTACATATAGGTGATCATGCTGATATGGAATCATTATCAAGTTATGATAAAGGTCAACGTACAGCGGAAGGTAAACGTGTAGTTAAAGATATTGATGCTGCTATCGAAGGTATGAATCGACTACTTAAACCTTTATATGAACTTCAGCAACAAGAATTGAAGCAATACGGTGAGGTGCTTTATAAACCTAAAATGTTGATTACATTAGGGAACCATGAAGCAAGGATTAGTAGGCACGTAAATGCTAACCCAGAATTACATGGGTTTCTGAGCTATGACAGTCTAAAATACAAAGAAATGGGGTGGGAGGTCTATGACTTCTTGGAGCCTGTCGTGGTAAACGGGGTTGCTTATGTCCATTATATGGCTAACCCTATGACAGGTAAACCTTATGGTGGCACAGCACTAAATATCCTGAAGAATGTAGGTGAGAGTTTCTGTATGGGACACAAGCAGTGTTTAGATACCGCTACCCGTTTTCTTCCCTCATCGGGTAAACAACAATGGGCTATCATTGCTGGCGCTTACTACGAACACGACGAAGATTACAAAGGCTACCAAGGAAATCATCATTGGCGGGGCATTGTAGTACAACACAATGTCAAGGCTGGTAGCTTCAACCCAATGTTTGTTAGCTTAGAGTATCTGAAGGAAAGGTATGGGAAGTTATGAGGGTATTAGTTCATGAAGACTCCTTACTGTACCCACTTGAAAAGGAAATCATAGGTAATACTAGTCACCCGAAGGCACTTTGTTGTTGCAAAGTGTGTGGAGGCTTATACCTTGCAGATGTCTGGGGATTGAAAAGTGGTGCTATTAAATCTTGTGGTTGTTTAAGAAAGCTTCTACCTAAGAAAGACATTACAGGAGTAATGACTGATGCAGGTAATAAGGTTGTTGGTTACGTAGGAAATTCCTTTTGGAGGGTACAACATCAGTGTGGTCATACCAGCGACTTGAGGGCTTCGGCAATCTTCAACAGAACCACAGGACTGTGTAATTCTTGTAGTAAATCGAAAACTTGCGTAGATAGGAATACTTCCCACAAAAGAAGTAGGTCTAAGACATACAAGTGTTGGTTGTTAGTGAGGAGAAGGTGTTATGACCCAACTAACAACAGGTATTCATATTATGGTGGTAAAGGAATAACAGTCTGTGATAGATGGTTAAACTCTTTTGAAAACTTCTATGAAGATATGGGCGAATGCCCTGAAGGGATGAGCATTGACAGGATTGATAATAGTTTAAATTACTCGCTGGATAATTGTAAATGGTCTACCCAGATAGAACAAGCGAACAATAAGACCAACAACCTATTGTTCACAGATGGTCATACTACTTGGAGTCTTCGTCGCTGGTGTGAGCTATTTGGTAAAGATTATAAACATATCTGGTATTTATATAGAACTTGTGGTATAAGTATAGATGTATTATTTGACGGAAAGCTATCAGCAGTGAAAGCTTACAATTAAATGTTCTAAGTTAAGCAAATAACCATTGACATCTTATCACTGCTCTTGTAAAATAGCTGCCCATAAGGTGATAAGATGTCTTTAATTGAGGAGAGAGAAAATGAGTTTAAAGTTTCCATTTAAGTTTAAACACGTATTGAGCGGTGATGAATATTTAGCAGACCAAGATATTAACAACACAGACAAGATTGTTGTTAGTTGGCTTGATGGTACCCAACATCCTCAAAGCTATATGTTAGGTGATGCTGAACACTACATTAAAAATAATAACTGGGCAATCATTGAAGAACCTTCGCCAATTGTAGAGATTAGTCAGGAAGATTATGATAATCTCATAGAGGAAATTAACTTACTACAAGATTTGCTTGCTGAAGCTAATACACGTATTACTGAGTTGGAAGGTAAGTCAAAGTTTAAACCAGTTAAAAATATGACTTTTGAAGATTGGAAAGAAGCAAAAGCACAAGGGTACAAGTTTACAACCCGTTGTGGTCATACTGTCGGTGTTCTTGAGTTAGAGGGTCACTCTATTTGGGGGAGGTACTTACTGAAAATGGCTGGCACAGATTAGATGGGTCGTTTGATAGAGAACGTGACGTAGCAGAAGATATTATTGAACGTATTAGTTAAGGAGAGAAAGATGAATGAATTACAACGCACGTTAAATTGGTTTCAGTTAGCCGTTCCCACACCGACAGATAAAAATAAATCTGTGCAGATTGGTTGTTTCTATGAAGAAGTAAAAGAAGTAGGTGACGCCCTAGGTTATTACCCTATTGATGAGTTAGAGACTGTTGCTGACGAATATAAAACTTACGACGGTAAACTTCATTTAACTAACGAACAACGTCTTGAACTACTTGATGGGTTGTGTGATACCCTTGTTACTGCTGTTGGTGTAGCTCATATGTTCGATATGGACATCATGGGCGCAATGTCAGAAGTCAATCGTAGTAACTTCAGTAAGTTTGTTGACGGTAAGCCTATATTCAATGAGCAAGGTAAAATTGCTAAACCAGCTACATATTCAGCACCTAATTTGGAGAAATTTGTATGATTGAACAAGTAGCAACAGAATATAAATTCCACTATGTGCATTCCAATCACTCTGTATTCAAAGGTGTGATTCGGGCAACAAGTATTAAGAATTTGCATACTCAAATGTTAAGTTTATTGTACGGACGTTACCGTAGACATTTGACGTTAGATGGTGTTGTGTTTGAAGAAGTAGTATAAGGAGTAGTAGTTTGATTGATTTAAATTTCCCATCTGCATTAATTGTAGCACACAGCAAAGCACCTAATGGTGAAGAAGTATTGACATATGAAGTAGAGCTACATCGTTTTATTCTAAGTCAATTAAATACACATCGAGGTATTAGTAAAAACGTACAATCTAGTCGTGCTATACCCATCTCTAAAATGATTGACCAAGTGTTGAATGATCCAGCAATGCCGATTCATTGGGGTAAAAACCAGCGTGGAATGGTTGCAGAGGTTGAATGTAACACCCCTGTATACATTCATAGCGTTGGTGGTCAATACGAAGGTGAATACACACGAGAAGAGGCTTGGAAAGTTGCTGCTGAGTTGATGGCAACGGTTGCTAGTAGCTTTGAGTATAGTGGCTATTCTAAAGAAGTGATTAACCGTTTACTAGAACCTTGGATGAAAACCAAAGCTGTCATTACAGGTACTCATAAAACTTTTGAAGCATTTTTTAAGTTACGTTGTCACCCAGATGCTCAAGCTGAAATCCGAGTGTTAGCTGAACGTATGAAGGAAGCAATGTTACAAAGTGTTCCTAATGAATTGAAGTATGGTGAGCATCATTTGCCTTATGTAAATCATTCGGATTTCCCTGCATCAGAGTTTGGATTGAAGAAAGATTTGATTGCAGCTAAGGTGAAGGTATCATGTAGTTGTGCAGCACAAGTGAGTTATCGTCGTTTAGATGACAGCTTAGAGAAAGCTTTGAAAGTGTACGATATGTTGAACTTACCTATTAATGGTCTTTATCCAGACGACCCACCACACTATTCTCCAACAGAGCATGTGGTTAAGATTCAGGCTGTGGATAAAGAATTAAGTGGTAACTTTCACAGTAACACATTCTTCCAATATCGTAAGGCTTTGGAATATGGTATTGAAGATAAATTCTTGGAGAACACAAAATGAAATTAGATAATTTACCAAACATTGATAAAAAGTTCTATGACCCAGATTACGTAGTATCAATGTCAGATATTGCACAAACTACTTTCTGCAAAGAAGGGTATTGTGATACAATGGATGATAAAGTATTGAAAGCTGTACTTTATTTATTTGGCGTTGATGTCAATCGTGATTATTCTGAATCTAGTTTAGGGGAAGCTTCTTTTAGAAGCCCCTTCACTAATCAAGTACAAACTGGTGGTAATATCTTTACAGGGTTTGAACGTACTGATCCTGCTTGGAAGAAACAAGGATACCAAATCACTAGAGATTACTTGTTCGGCAACAAATTGAATGAAGTTATTAAATTATTAGAGAAGGAATAATAGATGTTTGAAGAAGGTTTGATTGTATTTAGTGGTAAAGATTGCAAAGCTTGTGAAACCTTAAAATCAACATTAAGTGTTAAAGGTATTGAATACAAGGAGTATGATATTTGGAGTAACGCTGAAGCCTTACGTTTCATTATGTCTAAAGGTTTACGTGGTATTCCTCAATTGTTTAAAGATGGTGTTAAGGTAGGTATTGAAGATGCCTAAACCTAGACTACTAACTAAGAAAGATACCTACACTGTAGACTATCCTGAAGCTGTAAAGTTTGCTGAAACACAGAACTCAATCTTCTGGACAGATAGTGAAATTGATGTGTCAAAGGATATTCAAGATATTAAAGTTAATATGACTGAATCAGAAGCTCATGGTGTTGTGACAACATTGAAGTTGTTTACATTATATGAGCTACAAGCAGGTAATGAATATTGGGGTGGTCGTGTGAAACGACTATTCCCTCGACCTGCTGATGTCCAACGTATGGCTAATGCTTTTAGTTTCTTTGAGTTGAACGTACATGCACCATTCTACAATAAATTGAATGAAGCATTACACTTGAATACAGACAGCTTTTATTCCGAATATGTGAATGACCCTGTGCTGAAAGAGCGTATGGAGTTCATTGATAGCGTAGTTTCAGATAAAGACCCTCTGGTAAGTTTAGGTGTATTCAGTATGGTGGAGGGTGCTATTTTGTATAGTAGCTTTGCTTACTTGAAACACTTCCAATCAGAAGGTAAGAATAAACTGTTAAACGTAGTACGTGGTATTAACTTCTCTGTTCGTGATGAAGCATTACATTCCGAAGGCGGTGCTTGGCTGTTTAAAGAGTTAAAGAAAGAATCTAACCTCACTAAAGAACAAGAGGAAACACTACACGCTAAGATCCTTGCTTGTGCTGAGAAGATTATGGAACACGAAGCTTACGTAATCCAGAAGATTTTCGAGAAGGGCAGTATTGAAGGGATTACTGACCATCAGCTTTTAAACTTCGTCAAGAGTCGTGTCAATGTTTGCTTACAACAGTTGGACTATGGTAAGCTGTATGAAGTATCTTATAACCCTATTGCTAAATGGTTTTATAAGAACATCAACACTGTTCAATTCCATGACTTCTTTACTGGTGTAGGTAACTCTTACAACCGAGATTGGGATGAAACGAAGTTTGTTTTCTAAGGAGTAAAAATTGACAAGTATTATTGAGAAGTTGAGTAGGGAACGAAAGGATCTACAAGCACAAGGAGAGTTACCGGATTGGTTGACTACCCAAGCTTGGCAACTACTAAAAGATAAGTATCTGTGGAATACGAATAGTCTTAAAGATACATTTAGACGTATTGCCCGTACATTAGCTAAGCATGCTAAGACTAAACCTGAGTGGTGGTTAGCCACAGATACGTGGGAAGATAAATTCTTTGATGTATTGTGGAAAGGTCATTTAGCTGCATCTACTCCGGTACTATCTAACACAGGAACAACGAAAGGTTGTCCAGTTAGTTGTAGTGGCAATTATGTACACGATAGTATTCATGGCTTCTATGATGCACGTAAAGAGGTCGCTATCCTCACTAAGAACGGTTTTGGGACGTCTTCTTACTTAGGTGATATTAGGGCAAGGGGTAGTAAGATTGCTTCTGGTGGTAAGGCTAGTGGTGTATTACCTGTGTTCAAAGGCTTTGTACAGGATATGCGAGATGTAGCACAAGGGACTTCAAGACGCGGGGCTTGGGCGGGATATCTTGAGATTGACCATGATGACTTCTACGAGTTAGTTGACCATGTGTATCACTACCCTGACGATGCTAACGTAGGTTTTATCTACTCTGATGCTTTCATTGAACGATTAAAGACTGGTGATAAGGATGCTACTGAGCGTTATCAGCGACACATGAAACTTCGAGCCGTAACAGGCAAAGGTTATTTCATGTTCTCTGATAAAGTGAACCGTCTTAACCCGCCAATGTATCGTGATAGAGGTATCGAAGTTAAAGCCTCTCAACTTTGTTCTGAGGTACTACTGTACTCTGGTCAAGATATGACTTACACTTGCGTACTTAGTAGTTTAAACTTAACTAAGTGGGATGAGTGGAAAGATACTGATTGTGTGTTTGTATCTACTGTGTTCTTAGATTGTGTTGCTCAAGAATTTGTTGAACTTGGAAGAAACATTGTAGGTTTAGAGAAGGCTGTTTTGTTTACTGAAAAGAGTAGGGCACTCGGTTTGGGCGCATTAGGGATGCACTCTCTATTCCAAAGTAAGATGTTACCTTTTGAAAGTATGGAAGCACACCTACTTAACTTAGACATCTTTGAACATATTCAGAAAGAGGCTGAGAAGGCTAGCGAATGGATGGCTAAGGAATGGGGTGAACCTGAGTGGTGTAAAGGATACGGTAAACGTGCTACGCACCTAATGGCTATTGCACCTAATACAAGTTCAGCCTTGATTTGTGGTGGTGTTAGTCAGGGTATTGAACCTATTGTAGCTAACGTATACACTCAAAACTCTGCTGGTGGTGAGCTAGAGCGTATGAACCCTACATTGATTGGTATTATGAAGGGGCGTGGTGTTTATGATGAAGACCACATCCACGATGTAGCAGTTAACAACGGTAGTGTTCAGCATGTTGATTGGCTAACTCCGATTGAGAAGCAAGTATTTAAAACAGCCTATGAGATTGACCAGAAAGCTATTGTACGTTTAGCAAACGCTCGTTCACAGTTTATTGACCAAGGCACTTCATTGAATTTATTCTTTGATGCTGACGAAGATGAAGCTTACATTAGTGAAGTACATAAGGAAGCAATTCTTAGTCCTTATATTAAAACCTTATACTACATGCGCTCCAAAGCTGGTGTATCTGCCAGTAAAGGTGAGTGTGTAGCTTGTGAAGGATAACAACTAGCCCCGCTCATGCGGGGCTTTTTCTTTTTGTAGAAAAAGAACTTTTTATTGCCTAAAATTTATCAATTCACTATTGACTCTATTATCCACATCCTATACAATGAACATACTTAAACAAGAGAGGTGTTTCCTGTATACAGTTCGAGACAAGAATGGTATTTTTATTGCTAAAGTTGTTAGTAGTGTTGTGGATAAAATAGTACGAGAAAGTGATTGCACTAGAAAGATAAAAACCTTTGATAGTGGTAGAAAGGTTTTATGTTTAATACTCAACGAAGATGGTATATATGTAAGTACCAACATCAGCGTATACTTCTGGGAAGGTACGTGTATTGAACTTTATGAAGTAGAATAAGAGGGGATAATTATGGAACACGCTAAGTTCTTGAATACAGGCATAAACGCTATCAATAAGTTGGAAGTTGAAGGAAAGCTTTCTCATGAATCCAGTGTTGCCTTACTATGTAGGGAAAGTTTTAAGCATAGCGGTAAATTTGATGAGTACCAACTCGCTTTCTTGCATACGTTGTACGAGCTACACGATAGCTGCGAAAGCTTTATGACCTATGATGAGATAATCAACCGTATGCGCAAAGCAATTGCGGATTATAGTTACACTCACATTTTTATTGCTTATGTGGAGAAACCAAATGGATGAAATTCTAGCTGAAGCTTGGGAAGTGTATAGAGAGCATCAACCTAATGTAAGATTAGGGCAATGTATTAGAGTGGTGTGTTCTCAGTTTGCTACTAAAGAACATAAACATTTAAGTAACCTTGACGACGAAGTAGCATTGTGTTATTTTAAACAACATTACAATACTAACGCTGAACAGCAATTAACTTTATTAGGAGAGTGATATGGAATACATGGGACAACAAATGCAAAATCAGATTGAAGCTGGAATGAGCGAAGCAGCACGTTGTTATGATTTGATTGCGGAACTTAAAGCCGAGCGCGACCAAGCAAGGCTGCTGTCAATCAAGCAAACTGAAATGATTGAGGAGTTGGCTACTCATAATGAATTGCTAATATCCGCAATTTCAGAGCGCTTTACAGGCAAAGAGGAGCAACCAGACGGCTCAATTATTAGTGATGGCGCACCGTGGGCGCTTCAGCTTTTAAGAATTACACCACAGCAATGCCTAACCGAAATCCGCGCCGAGGCTGTCAGTGAGTTTGCTAACTGGGCTTTTGATACATGCCCAAACATTGATTGCATGTTTGATGACAAAGATGATTACATTGCCAAAATCCGGCAAGGCGGTGCAAAATGATTAAATTAATTATATCTTATTTAAAAGCAGCATTAGTGGGTATTGGGACAGCAATTACTCTGTTTACTTTTATAAACTTAGTAGTTTGGTTTGTTACATTTGAATTCCCAATAAAGGAGTTTGTAATCAATCAATGTGTAAGGGAAGTAATTTGTTGGATTGTAGGGATTTCTTGGTTATTAAATCTTATATGGCCTAGAGAAGATAACTTTGACCCAGATACATACTTAAAAGCTGAGAGGTTGATGTTATATCGTGATAATAAAGAACTTAAACAGAAACTTGATAATCCTCAACCTATTAATACTCAAGGTTGTCACCACACTACTATCAATAATAAAGGAACAAGTGCTTTAGACATTGCCGTAGGTGTAGGTACAGGTATTGTTGGTGCAGAGATAGTTTGTGATTTACTAGATTTATAAGGGGAAATTAAATGAGATTAATTCTACAATTCTTAGTGTTATTAGCTTTGGTCCCAACAGATGCTTATTCAGCTAACAAAGGTGATAAGGTGGAAGTGAAGGGTAAAGTAGTGAAACAAGTGGTGGTGCGTAATAACAAAGGACAGAAACAAAAATGTCAGATTGTTCTTGACACTAAAACTAAAAAGAAAGTTACAGTGTGTAATCCTTAAATAATAGACATAAAAAAGCCCTCGCAAGGAGGGCTTCATCTGTATACAATCTAATTTTCTTGTACTAATGTGAATATGATAGCTTCATCTCTGACTCTACCAGCAGTAGTTGTATAAGTAAGAATTACTTTCTCTTTACCGCCAACTATGCCACCACTCACCCACAGAATTATTGCTCTACCTGCTGGATAAACGGTGCCCTCATCCAATACCACATCACCGGAGTTGGTTGTACAGTTATCAACTACCAACCCACCAAGACTATCTTGTGTATAGGTAACACTAACAATATCATCTTCGACATTACGAATGAAGACATAATCTAGTGTTTCGTTTATGTCTTTCTGCACGTAGATCATGTATCAATCCTTAATTAGACATCAAAAAGCCCAGAAGTAGTGCTTACTTGGAAGGTGGAGTTAGTAGAGCTAACAGTCAAACCGCCACCTACGTTCAAATCACAGTAACCGATCAGACGGTCAGTACCTGCTAATGCACCAGCAGCACGTTTAACAATAGCTACATACTTAGCAGTAAGTGATACGTTAGTGCCGAAGCTAATATCAGCACAATCCCATAAGATAGTACCAGAAGTCATCACTGATGTCTTACCAGTAAGAACTACAGGAGCATATCCAGCGTCAGGGATAATGTTGGCTGACATTTCTGAGTAAACAGTGTGAGTAGTTAATGGCGTATAACCAGTACCAAGCAATACAGCTACAATAGTATCAGCAGCCCAATCAATTTGGTTAGTATTGTCAGTCAGTAAAGATTCTTTACCAGTGTTGTATAAAGTGAAATTGCCTAGAGCCATTTCTTAGTTCCTTTGGAGTTAATTTAAATAAAATTGTGTGTTTATAGGTTTCATTATATAAATAGTTTTTGTGTTCTGCATGATAAATGTTCTATCTGGTTCAAACACCAGAGGTTGAATGTAATCTACCCACTGTAATAGTTTGTAAGATACATTCATTGAAAGAGGGTGTATATCTTGATTAAAACCAGATACAATAAACAATTGTTTACGTACTAAATTCAATGTTGTTTTATTAATAGCGCCAGAGAACGACACATCAGTACCCACAGTAACATCTAACTGTCTACTGCTCAGAAGTAATGAAGTTTTATTCAATAATACATTAACTGGAATAATTGTACCAGTAACAACAGTGAGAGGTTTAGTGGATAACGAAAGTGATTGTTTATTGATGTTAGAGACAAAACCTAACGTATTAGATAATTGTTCATCTGTTAAAGTAAGTGTGGTTTTAGAAAGATTAATGTTCCATCCAATTTTACTACCTAACTGCTTACTTGTCAAGGATAAAGATTGTTTACCAATACTTCCAATGAAGGGTAAGTTACTTCCTGTGACAATTTCTAACTGTTTAACGGTTAGTGGTATAGTAGTTTTATTAGATGTATTTATAAAACCAAGAATATTGTTTGGGTTCTTAGGTGTGAGTATTAGTGTTTGTTTACCAACCCCTAACATTGTCCCTAGTTGAACAATTAGCTGTTTTCCGTTGGTAATTAGCGTAGATTTATTAGTTGATAAACTAAAACCAGCATTGACTGATTGTTGTTTAATGTTGAGAGCTAGGGATTGTTTATTGATAGATAGGTCATTACCTACTGTAACACTGAGTTGTTCTGTTGTTACAGATAAATTAATTTTACCAACTACACCAGTAAAAGGTGTTCCACCTCCCCCACCAGACTCAGGTACAAACACAACACCGTAAGGAAGTAAGCCATTAGGCATCAAACCATACATAGATTACTCCTTAAACTTAATGCTCCATAACTCAGGTAATCTATGATAATCCCCTGCATCTGGAAATGCTTGTACTAATTGTCTAGCTTTGTGTCTCAAACCTACATAGTACCCACTAGCTTGCGAGAAAGCCGCAGCATCTCTCAACACTCTCGACGCTAGGTCTGACACAGATATTCCACGCTGTAGGGCAATCATTGACAGTGTTGGTGTAACAGCTTGAAGGTTATCTTGCAATGCGAGAGCTTCAGCTTCTTGTTTGCTCCAAGTCTTAATTTCACCTTCAGGCCATCCAGCGGTTAGGGAATCAATATAGTGTTGGAAGTCAATATCAATTTCAGCAAATTTTTTAGCTTTTTCTTTAGGCCAAGGATTATATGCTTCAATTAGAACATTTACTTCTTCATCAGGTTTGTTGCAAACCCACACACCGTCTTGTTCTTCTAGATAACATTGCTGTGTATTAAGATATGTATGTAAACCGTAACCCTTTTCAATATAATTAATCATATTGCATTACCTCTTAGAAATATAGCAGGAGGGTTAGAGTTGGTAGAAGCTGTTAATGCACCGAATGATGTAGCGGGTAGGGCAGTGAAGTTGGCAGCATTTGCTGCTTGCTGCATCATAGCTACATGGTCTGTCATTGTCCCGCTGATACCAGTAAATACGGTATTAAATACGTTCTGTGAGTTATGTGCTAAAACTGAAGGTGTCCCATTACTGATTGTAGCAAACATATAAGCCCCTTCAGGTAAATAGAAATCTGTGGTAATAGATTTTACACCGACACTGTTAGAGTCTACTGTACCGAAGTCAATTGCTAAAGGGAAAAATGTATCATAAGCAGCACCAGCGTCGGATTGACGAGTGATATTGTACAACCCTATTCTAACCTGAGAAGATGCTGATAGTGTGGTGACATTTATACCTACTGCGCTTACTTTCATCGGGGTGTGTTGGATATGAGGGGCAAAGTATATAACGTTAGCCACCATAGCCCTCCCAGATTTATATCCGATACTATGTGGAGATGTTATCCAGTTTAGATTATTAACAGCAGAAGACCCTAATGCTCTTGCTTCTGTTGGCATGAACACGTATTTTTCCCCCGCAGGGAAGTTTATCTTGTTCATTGTACCTAACGAGTTATCTAAAACTACATTGCGTACAAACGTAGTAGGACTAGATAAATAACCCTTACCTTTTTCCCAATTACCGAGCTTGTCCCGTATCATGTACGGTACATGTAAATTTAGCATGATTCTAGGAAAGAAAGGTAAGTTACCTGTCATCATTGTGTCTGCTACGTTATATGCACCAGCTAACGTAAAGTTACCTGTTCCTGTGCTTGTACTTGTTTCAATGATATTATTCATTTACTATTGCCCCAAATCATCTCAGGAGTTATCCTCCCAAGATTTATTAAATCCGCAGGTGATACTGAAGATGCTCTCTCTGGGTTAAATAACCCACATGCTGTAGCCACCAACTCGGCGCAATGGTATTTTCTGCGATTATTATTTGTCATATTGAATATAGCAAAGAACACCCCACGCAAGTCGTACCCTAAATCAATACAAGAAGATAGAAAATCGAAACCTTTTTCTCTTGATATGCAAGGTATGAAAAGTTCTAAAGTTGACGAGTACCTGTTTTTAAAATCTTGCAAACTAGTGACTACTACTCCAGTACCCATTTTACTTTCAATTACAAAATTCCCTACAACAACGCCACAATGACTCCACTTGCAAAATGTTTTTGCTTGTATTAGTAAACTTACAGGTTTCCAGTTAGATCTGGCGAAAATTATTTTCAAACTTTCCATATCTTAATTAAGCCTTTGTCCAATCTTTATCGGGAGCGTAACGCAGACGCAAAGCGTCTGCTACGCGAGGATCTTCTTGCAGATCTGCTAATCTGCAAGCGTATTCATGTTTCTTGGCTTGCCAAGCTTTGTGAGCCTCTAGCTCTGTATAAAAATAACCGAGCCTTTCCTGTTTTAAAGTAAAAGGGTTTCTACAAAGCGAGGCATATTTTCGGGGTTGGTTGCTTATAGATACCCCAATCATTGTATTTCCGCGACTGGCTTTATTGTCAGTGATGAATGTGTTGACCAAATGAGTAACAAACACTACAGTTTCTGGAGAATAAAGTTTATTACCTCTTACTAGCAAATCCTTGTCCAAGTGACAATTCATCCAATCTTTGTTCGGTTGGGAATCTACCCACTTTTTAAAATTAGAGAAACGTAACCACTCACTGGTTATAGAGCAACCAATATAAGATGGGTTATGTTTTATGAAGTTACTACACGTAGACCGTTCCACCAGCCTTCGCCAAGTTGTTGCGTAAGGACACCAAACCCGCACTGTTTTATATCCTTGTGCGTCTTGTAAATACCAACTAGCTCTTTCATTACTATCATATACACCAACATAGTGGTACACTACCCAACCATCCTCATTCCTAATTTGACTTCCCATGTATTACCTCCCTACTTCTCCAGCCAATCTATCGTAAGCATCAGCAACACTATCTCTGACGATAACATCAGCAAAAGCATAGTCATTGTATCTCTTAATGAAGTTATTGATTGGGGTTATGACAACACCTTTAGTAGCTGTGGCTTCAAACACCATATCACCAACAACAATACCACAATGACTCCATCTACTCCATGTGAAGATACGAATGAGCCACGAAAACGGTAAATGATTTTTACCAAAGATTACTTTAATTGTCGGTGACATTATTTATCACTCATCGGTGTAGTAGTTACAATCCTAAGCACTACGTTAATCATGGCAACTAACATAAATATAATACCGTAGTAGTCACCTAATGCTGCTTGGAATAAACCCATATTCAATTCCACAATACCCAATATGCCGACCAGTATATTGAATATCATTGTTTTACTTTTGTGGATGTTCTTTAGCCAATTCATTTTCATTCCTTGCTTTTATTGTTAAATTGCAAATAGCTAAATCGTTACGAAGGCGTCTCTCTGAAGTAATGTAGTCAATGACTTTCTCACCAGAGCGTATACTGACAGGACATTCTTGCATCAATTGAGGAGGTGTATTTACTGTAACTTCTACAATACGATCAACATAAACTGTTTTAGTTTGGCACGCCACTAATAGAGGGGCTAACAGGCATATTAAGACAAGACTTTTCAAAGCCTTCAGGGAGTTGTTCAACATACTTGATGATCTCTTTCTCAGAAGAATGTTGTTCTTCTTTTATTTTATCAATAGAATTCTGTAATGCAAGAAGTTTTTCATTTTGCAATTTATTACGTTCTTGTAATTCTAAATACTTTTGTGTATTCTCATTAGCAATCGCTACAGCTTGTGCTGATTGCTGTTTATAAAGCTCTACAGAAGCTTCTAAGGTTTTATTATCTGCTTGTAGTACGTAGATATATCCGTAGATAGATAAGCATACTAGCAACGCTCCTACGAGCTTTAAAATAGGGGTAGGAATCATTGGAATACCCCATTACTGACATAGTACATATCTAGACTACCATCTTTCATTGTTTTAGCGTGACGTAATGCTCGCTTGGGTGTTTGCTTAGTCCACAGACTATCTAACATTTGTTTAGATGCTTCTTCAAAATTACCAACTTCAATAGCAGCCCACATCTTTTTGAAGTTTAATACACCAGTCATACCTTGCTGGTATACCATTGACACAAGGATAGCTTGTCTTTGTTCGTTACACTTAGACCAAGCTAAATGTTTTTGTGTAGATAATTTAGCAATGGATTCTTGAATTCGTTTACGTAAGAACTCTAATTCTTCTTTTTCATTAGCGACAATGTTTGGTAATGGCGCATATTTGACATTTGATAACTTTCTCCCATAACCTATTGTAACGTACCCTTCCGTACAATAGTAGGGTTTCGGTGATACTCCTTCTTCAATCTTCAGAATCATTTCTGCGAATTTGTTCTGCATATTTTCTCCACTTACAATTGAATACTAACCCCCATAACATAATCTGCATAAGAATGAATTGGATGTATGGGCGAAAGTCATAAAATATTGTTTGATAATAACTGAATTGTTCAATGATATTTAATAGAAAACTTATCATACAAGGTAATCCAATAATTAAGGATTTCTTGGTATCATCTAATTTGAATACCACGATAAACATTAATATGTCTATTAAGGCTGAACGTATGTAATAGAAGTCTGTTTGGAATACTAACCAAGTTAGTATATCGAGAACAAGTACAACAGAAAGATACCTACTCACCTCAACAATATCTTTGTCTCTTATCAGAAATGAAATAATCATTAGAGTGATAGGTGTGATGAGTAGGTACATCATTACTTAGTTTCCTTTACAGGATCGCCAGATTCAGTCGGTTCAGTAGGAACTGAGTTCGGCTGCACAGGGGGCTTCTTCTTGTCAGGCTGCGGAGTCTCTGTAGGCATATTATACTTCCTTATTAAAATTAGTTAAATTACTTAACATACGCGACATTTTACCAATCATTGCCAATGGTTTGACACGACTGAGTAAATCTTCTTTATTAAATGGCTTCCTAAAGAAATCTATTCCGCCACACATAAATGCTTTACAACGTGATTGCTCATCTACTTCAGCAGTGAGGAATACAGTTGGTATATCTTTTGTATTAGGGTTGAGCTTTAATTCTTCAGATACGTCATACCCAGTATATCCGTCATCTAATGAAATGTCAAGCACAATTACATCAGGTTTAAATTCTATAGCACTAGATAACGCAGCGTAGTGACCATACACAGGACATACATCATACCCGTGCTTCTCAAATAACTGTGTGAGGAATAATAGCATAAAGCCATCATCCTCCACAAGCATTATCTTAGGATTTATCGCTGTCATTCTTCATGCTCCACTTAGCATTAAGAACAGCTAAATCCCTTACAAGCTGGTTCAACGTTATAGACATTTCACGAGTCATTATAATAACTTCTCGTTGGTCATCCTTGATACTAGATACTGACCTCGCTATCTCTTTTTCCATTTCTTCAAAGGTTGGTGAGTTAGCGAGTTTAGCAACAACAGACTCCATGACTTTATCATTCTTCTGCTTATCATACCAGAACCAAGCGGCTATACCCATCCACGAATACTTTAGTAGTGCAAATATTTCTATGTTCATTTAAGTTCCTTAATTAAGTAGCACTGCTGTCACCACTGAAGATATATGTATTATCTCCATTTTTACGTAGTGTTAATGGACTACCCGATGGGGTAGATTGAATGTACTGACCACTGAATGCTTTGAACCAATCAGTTCTGGTACTATTCGCTATCGTATAGATGCTAGTAAATACAGCAGGAAACAAATTCTTGTACTGTGTCAGCGTTATATTCTGTGCAAGCCCCAAACCTTAAACGATTTCTATCCGAAGGTGGAGTTTGACCGAAAGGGCTTGGCAGGTCTGCGACAGCTTGGTCTATGATAGGGAATAGTTTTCTTTGGTTCGATGGAGGATAAGGAAGAAAAGACATGGTTTATCCTTTTGTTATTTGTTACCATCCACTAACATTAATTTCAGACCGAATTGAGCCTGCTGTATTCGATTTAATAGTTACAGAGTCAGCCGATTGGTTAGTGATTAAAACCTTAAAATCTGCTCTAGGTATTTTGCCAGCAAAGCTGTAAGTGTGACAACGAATATCACCAGCCAATGTAATCTTCCTGCCTGCTCTGAATGAGCCGTAAACAACATCGTTTGATGTTGAATCAACAATTTCTACAAACACTTTTGAAATGTCTACATCTGCCGCAGTCCTTGAGATTGTCAGTGTTGCACTAACATCAATTTCAAATCCGCGATCAACCCAATTGGTTAACGCACTAAAAACACCAGTTGCGCTGTCGAATAGTAATTTATAAGTAAAGCCGCTATTTGCTGAAATGCTATTTTGCGTACGCTGAGTGTAAGTAGCAATAGTATTAGCACCAGCCGCAACAGAAACATCTGAAACTCTGCGAGACTTGGCAAATGAGTTGTCTAAATCTTGAGCCTGCAGGATTGCTTCAGCTCTATCAAATTTCGAGTTTTTGTAAATCACCATTGAAGGCGACCCGCTGTTAGGTGTGTTATTTATACCTTGTGGGAAATAAACACCATCAAATACGCAATTGATCGCACCCTGTTCAATAATAGGTGAAGTTGAGCTAATCGTGCCACCGTTGAACATGACACCCTCACAACCGTTCAGAACAATTGGGCTGTAATAAAGCATGTTGCCATTGAATGACATATCAATAGCCGTTAACGTGTCACACTGAATGCCGATGGTACAATGGTTTATGATGTTGTCATTGACCAGTGAATGGTCGCCATTTGTGCCAGTTTTAACCCACAAGCCACGAGTGTTGTTGCTTAGGCTGTTACCGATAATGCGCTGATTGCCGCCATCAATAACGACAGCTTCAGTATTGCCTTTAGCATTACAACCCATCATTAAGCAATATTCACCGCGATTACCAAACTCTGCACCGACCAAGTTATCAATTAAATCACAGTTGATTAAATCAGAACCTTGATAATCCAAATAAAAGTTAGTAACCCACCAAGCCTTGCCACCTGCATTAGATAGTTTGCAATCAATTGTTCTAGATCTACCGACGGCAGGTACTTGCACAAGCACTTGACTGGTCAAACCGGAAGCCTTTCCGCTACCAACAATGTTTACACATTTTAACGTTGATCCTTCGCTATGAGATATGCAAGTTGCGTTTGCAGTTGTTGAAATGTCAGTATTTTGACCAAACAACATGCCGCCTACAGGAACCGTGATACCTGTCAAAACCCAAGGGCGACCAATGTTAGGGAGGAAAACGTTATTACTAATTGCGAGAGCAGCCGCCACTGCACCACTATCTGTAGTTGGAGAAACTAAATAGTCTAGTGCATTAACAAATGATTTAGATAAGTTACCTAATTGTTTAGCAGGTACACCACCAACTAATACATTAGAATTTACATTAGCTAAGTCACTTCTAAGACTAACATCAACTCCAGTTGCTGCTTGAACTTCGTCGTATACATTTTTTATTACTTTACTGAAAGAAGGTACTAAACCATTTTCAGTTAAAACATCCTGCTCATCATCACCATGAACTATCTCGTGTGCAAGGTTTATATCTTGCTTCAATACAGAGACAGCTTCTGTAGTGTTCGATGGAGGATAAGGAAGAAAAGACATGGTTTATCCTTAGTTTAAATTACAATACACCGAAAGCTAACAAGTTAAAACCTGTGTTATCCGGCATTGTAGTTGGGTCAATCTCTGTACCTGTTGATCTATCAAAAACTCGCACCCGCACCTGCGCATTTCCTGCGCCTTGCGGAGTTGCTGCATAGATTGCCGCTGTGCTGCTGCCTGTCATTGACACCATTGGGCGGTTGACGCCGACGCTGAAGGTAACCCAAACACCCGTTGACGTTGCCACAACCGACGAAACACCTAGCGCTTGTGTTGTGGTTGTTGCTTGCCATGTGCCTGACACTTTCACAATATGACCGCCAAGCGCTTTTTCAACACCAGCCGATGGCTCTTGCTTCTGTGAGCGATAACCAATAATCGGATGAATATTACTGAACCCGCTATGCCTTGCGCCGTTAATACCATCAACACCATTTCTGACCCACAGCTTAACTAACGGTGAAACCGTCAAATCTAGTGCTGGATTGAAAACTCCAAATTGGTTTGACATGCCAAACTGACCAGATAAACCAACAGATGTTTCAAATTCGATTGATGTCGGTGCGCGATAGTTTGAACTGTAAGACTCGCCGTAAGATTCAACAGCAAATCCGTTGCAGTAAATTGGCAAATTGCAATCTGATAGCAACCGAGCAACATAGTTGTTGTAACCAGTTTTGTTAGGATGAACACCATCGGCACTAAAGCGGGTATTTGTTTTAGTAGCATCAGCCGGATCAGCAAACCAAGAGTGAAAATCAAATGTGTGACAGCCATAAAGTGGGAGCACAGTTAAGATAAACTCGTTAATATCGTCTTGCATTCCGCGCTGTGTTACGTTGTGGGCATCAACGGGGCCGATAGTATTAAAGCCAATATTAACTCCTGCATTTAACGCAAGCACCGCCATTTTAAGCAAGTTAGCTTTTGTTGTTACCACGCTAGTTAGCGCAGACACATCATTGATGCCTGCGTTTACCCAAACCCAAACAGGCTTTGCTGGCAGAGTTGAATCAGGACGCCCATCACCAACAGCAACAGTTTGACCTAAAGCATCACGAGTAAAGCGAGCTAAAATCTCAGTTGTGGTTTGTCCGCCGATACCTGCGTTGTACCAGTGCATGCCTGTACGCTGTGAAAGCGCATAAGCTGGTGTGCCATAGGCGTTAACTACTGCATCACTAAACGTAGGGTCAACATAAGATTGGTGCAACCGACCGTGCAAAGCCGGATGCCCTTCAGCAATAGAATCGCCAACCATGACACCGAAAGGCGTTAACACTTGCACCCAATTTGTACCCGTGAGAGAAGCCAACCAAGAGCGGTTACTTGCAGCGGTCGTACTGATGCCGCCTTCGCCGTTTAACTTTGTGTAATTATAATCAGCAGAAAGGCTCGCAGATTCTGCAACGCCTGTGCAATAACTTTTCAATGACTTCACTGTTAGATTTCTTGTTGTCTGTGCATCAATTGCAATTGCCGCTTCAGAAAGAACCTCTGCTCCTATACCTCTAGAAATAACTGACGCGCGCACGTTATCGCCAACAACAGACGCCTCAACGCCGCCTACTAAAACAGTTGAGTTATCAACAGCTAAATCGCTACGTAAACTAACATCAACTCCTGTAGCATCTTCAACTTCTTTAATTAACTTAGCTATAGTAGGTACATCACCATTCTCTGTTGGAATGTCTACTAACTCGCTACCATGAACAATATTGTGTAATATTTGAACATCTTGATTTAACACATTAACAGCTTCAGTAGTTCCGTTAGGTGGGTATGGTAAAAATGGCATAATATATCCTTATTTAAAGTGTTCTCAACCAAATGTTTACAACCTGATATGGGTTCATTAGGTTGAATGCTTGATTACTACCGGTAGCTTCTGTGGTACGAGTATCTATACCAAAATAATCATTCTGTGCAACTTCACCAGCGCTAGCATAAGCATTACCTTCACTAGCTTTATTGTTGCCTTGGTATTCAAGTTTTAATTGGTGAGCATGGCTAGGTAATTCAGCAGTGGTGAGTTTGTGTTGATATTCACCACCAGTTTCACCCGCAGCAAATGTACGAGTGACTGCATTAGCATCAGTGCCTTCACCACTACCAATTACTGTTCTACCTTCAGCAAACTTCACCCAAGTACCGTAACCATAAATGATAGCGGGGTTACGATCATCACCAACAATATGTTTCAACTCATTAACAGGTGTTTGTGACGGAGAAGCTAATTGAGTTTTTAATTCTAACAACTGTTCATAAAGATTATTGAATTGCCAGTTAAGATTTTGAGCAGTTGGTTCAGCGAAAGGTGTATAACCGTAATCACGTAGCGCTTCGTCTGGTCTAATCTTGTTAGGGGTAATACCATCGTCGTATGTATTCTCTACGGCCCATTCAGGGTTGTATGTAGGGTAAGTCATTATAAATCTCTCTCTATTGTTACAGACATGTATACATCAACACTACGAGTGACGCTAATATCTGATAACTTGAATATTGTAACTCTGTATGCACCACTTGTAGAGCTTGTAAATCTAGAAGTGACAGTTTGTGATAAGTTTAATGGTGTTGACAATGTGTGACTTACATTAGGAGGTAATACGTCTAAATCATCACCGCTTACTGTTATATAGCGAATAGCATAATCCGCACCAGCTAATGCACCCGTTGTTGTAAGGTAAGTAGAATAATCTATTGTACCATTAGCGTCAACTAAAGTGATTGTACCGTCATTTTCAAATGTAATACTGTGGGTTGCTGTAGCGAATGAACCATCATAGGGTTGTAATCTCCTTGAGTTAATGTCGTATAGCCCTAAATTCGCTGCCAGAGGGTCAACAGGGGGTATAACAGAAGATACCGATACTGTGTTACTATATATAACCAAAGTACCGTCTACGTTAGTTGCAGTTGTTTTAACAGTGATTGTTTTACCAGCATCACCAGACACTAATACATAAGTGTTATTTGTAGCACCACCAATATCTACACCGTCACGTTGCCATTGTTTAGTTACAGTGAGCGGTGTGACACCGTTAAATTCACCATTCACATAAGTTAATGTTTGACCTACCTCGCCAGCACCATAAATGTACGGGGTAGTTTTAACAATAGGGCTATTGACAACTGGTGGAATATATTTCTCTGTAGGTAATGGGACAAATCTTGTGTCTGTAGCAATACCTACATCATATAGTAGAATGCTATTCAAACTACCATTACCGAAACCTCTACCAGCCGTATTCAATCTGAATGGGGTAGTGTCTCGTTGTACAATAAGCTTTCTTGTGTTGATTGGAAATAACTCTGCTACTTCTGTCAACATTGAATCTTTAACGCCAAACAAATAACCTACAGCTTCTATTAAATATTTGTTTGGGTTATCTACACGAAGTTCATCATCATTTGTTACATATGACAAAACTTTAATTATATCTTCTATTGTTGCTGAAGCTGTTTTCTTCAGCATAGCAATACGTAATATTGTTTTATAATCAGCATCACTAAAACCATAACGCTGAGTATCTAATTCTTCACCAATTCGATCTAACCACCAACCTTTAGCACCAGCTAGTGTACGAACTTCTTGTAGTTCGATAATAGTATTCTCTGTCTCTTGTAGTTCAGCAACCAACACATCAACTAAAGCATTAATGTTCGGTTTGTCTTTAAACTGGGAAAGGAGGTAGGATTTAGCTATCTCCACTCTATTATCGACTAACTGGATTTTGTTAGTCATTAAATTCTCCTGAATGTAATATTATCAATCAGTAATCTTGGTTTCTCATCATGGTCAGCAAGTAAATCAGTAGTAACAAACGATGGGGAAACTTGTGTTAAATCTTTCATTTTAAGACTAACAGATTTCAATCTACTAAATGATACCGATTGGTACACAATAGCATTCATCAAATTGTTGTTTAAGTAATCACCAATACTTGTTTGGTCAACCACTGAAATCAAAGATGTAATGATTTGTTGCTTTTCAGCATCACTTAACACACTACCATCTTTAGTTACATAGCCAACTTCTACAGCTACATCAAAGAATGAAGCTCTTGTATATTTAACTACTGTTGAATTACCTAAACCATTTGTTATTGTTGTACTGTACGTACCGTAGCGTTTAGTATTACCATACCCTTTACGATATATTGTGTCAGCTACTTCTGAATCTTTACCACCCATAACAATTACATTATAAGTATAAGGTTCACAGACTAGATTACTACTCACATCGTAAATGAAGTCTTCTGTAGGATTCTCAAATACTTCAACAGAGGAAACACCTTCTAGCTTTAACAATGCAGACTTCAATGAATCTGGTGTACCAGCAATTGAGTTGTCTTGTATCGACATTGCCGATAAACGGAATTGAGCATCTGTCTGTACTTCACTACCGCTATTCAAGTCAACGTAGTTGATAATAGAGCTATATCCAGTGTATGTAGGTGATAAACCAATTAGACCACTAGACGGTAGGGGTTTGTATCCAGCAACACTAGCTTCAATATCCACAGCATGACCTATAGTACCAGTCTTAGGAAATACATTAACGTATAAACGTTTATTAGGAAATGGTTGTGGGAGTAATGTAGAAGGGTTATAACCAACAAACAATGTACTATCTGATGTTACGAAAGCTTTAGCTGGAGTATCAACAATGACTTCATTAATGAAGGCAGCTAACTCATTCATCATTAATAATCTGTCCGAACCAGACAACGCTGTTCTTGTGAATATCTTAGTAGTTGGTGAGTTACTATTGTAAATAGTAAATGTGTGTGTGACACCAATTGCAATATCCGATGCTGCTATTTTATAACAACTTGCGTAATTGTCAATCACTGTATCACTTAAAGTGGTATATGTAATATTATTCTTAGCGGAGATTGTAGCACCAGATAATACATTAGTACCTAACGTGACAGTTGCTAGATTAGATTGGATGATGGCTTCACCGCCACCTTTTGTTTTATCTTGACGATAAACACCTTGCTTATTCAATACATCATCTAAGTAAACAAATTCAGCACCAGCTAATGTTTGAGAAGATACTACACCTTCAATACCTTGCCAAATTTCATCTGCTTCTTCAGCAAACACAGAGATAAATTGGTCTTCAATAGAACCTGTATCTGTATTCCAGTCAGCACCTAGTTTAGTTTTAATGTTGTTCTTCATTGAAGCAATGATTTCAGGTAATGTTTTTCTAACAAAACCAAACTCAGTAATTCCTGCCATTTATTTACCTTTCTATGTTGGCAACCATTCATACGGAGGTTGTAACGCCTCTGGCATATCCTCATGTACAATAGGGTGAATGTCTAAAACCCACTGACCTATATCATACAAAGGTGTAATATTGTTTGCTATGTACTCATAGCTCTCATCTTCCCAAGCATAGGTAGATGGATTGTTTAATGGTAAATTACCTTTACGAGATTTAACTTCAAAGGAAACACTATACCCTCTTACAGTTCTATCCATTGTACTTTTAAAGTATTCAATACTTAATACATCAGGATCTTCTTTGATTGCGGCTATATACACCGCATCAATATCGCGTTGTGTAAAACCTTTACCTATGATTGCTTTACCATCACCTGTATCACGATAAGGGATGCCGAATGATGTATCTAAGAACCATTCACCTTTGTAAGCTTTTAATTTTATTTGTATACGTTGTTTGACGAGTTCTTGATATGTGACTAGACGTAACATTTTACCGCTACTGTCAACTTCAATATCTCCAAAATCGTCTAGCTTAAATCCAGCCATGATATTTCCTATGGAGTTGTTGTGTCTATGATTAAGCCATAGTTTTGTAATTGCGTAAGAAGTAAAGCTAAAGCCGCATTACCAGATCTGCTACCAGACACTATAGGAAGCTCTACAGGCTCTTTACCGTTGAACCCTACCTTACCCGTTACTTTAGTATTTGGAGCGTCTATCGTTGCACTGGAAGCGTTTAATTGGTATTCTTGAGTGTCAATGTACACACCATCTTCTTTCACAACAATCTTAGTAGACTTATTGGCTATTACAATATTATCTGGATCTGTTTCTAAACCATCAGCATCTGTTACAAACGAAGGGATACAGAAACAGTCAGATAAGTCATGAGTAACGGTTGTACTAATATCTACCGTCCCTAAGTTCATGAGAGAGGATACATCACGTTCAGATACTACAGCCCATACCTTATCACCAACTTTATAAGGAAGGCTTATAAACACACCTCCAGCATTTACAGAGATGTGTTGAATTCTAACTTCAGGGATTTCAGGGTAAGGAATGATTTGACCAGTTGGTCTGCGAGTGGATACTAGAGGTTGTATGTCAACTACACCTGAACGTACAATACGAGTGATTACTGCGGGGAATGATGTATGCACAAAGTCTCTTAGACGTTTATCAAAATGTGCATCCATTAAATCTTTTTGTGTGATTGTTGATGTAGACATTATTTCTCCCATCCATCTACAGGCTTTAATCCTAATGAAGAACTCCAGTCAGAACCTTCATATGTACCTTGATGTGTGACAGATTCAATTTCGTAAACACCTGTATGATATTTACTTTTCAATTTTACTTTAGCACCAATAGTGTAAGCACCGTTCAACGTTGTTGTCACTGTAACATTCTGTCTATTACCAGATGATTGTTCTGATTGACCACTATCGGCAGTCTCAACACTTGGCGCACCAATCATATTCATATCTGAGTTAATTTCAAATGCTTTAGCGTATGATACATTTATTAAATCATTAGGTGCAGCATTAATCAAACCGTCTTCAATCCAAACTCTCATATTGTTTTCTTTAGCAAACTTTCTAAGGAACTCAATAGTCGAACCTGTATATACGATAGGTTTTTTATTAACTTCGGTCATCGGTGTAGGGAAAGATATTGTACCTTCTGGTAACTTCATATCTTTTACAAACTGCATGAATATATCAGATAACTTAGTTCCGGCACGATAAGCTTTAGCTGAATAAGCTTCTTGAATAGCGTTAGTACCAGAAGCACAAGTAAGGGAAGTCTTTCTTGTATTACCATCAAAGGTATCTACAACTAATATAACTTCACCAGCAAATATGATAGGAAGTTCTTTATCTGTTTCATATCCAGCTTTCAGTAAGATATTTGGTTTCTTACCATTGTTCTGTTCTAAGAACTTTCTTACTGTATCTGAAATATTGTAAATTGTTATGTTAGTGTCACTCGAAGCATCTTTACCTTTAGTAACACTGAAGGACATATTGTGATTAGCTAGTTTGACAATACCATTAGTATTCTGTTCTAAGTACCTATTGGTTCCTGTACGATAATCTGGACTACCAGCTAATTCATCAGTGACAGGAACAATAGGGTTTACTTCATAGAAAGATACTGGTTGACCAAACTCTAATACATATTTATGAATAAATTGTTCAGCCATAAAAGTATCTTATAATCTTGTTGAGGATTTTGTGAATCTAATATCATCTTCGACATCAATAGTGATATTCAAATCGTCTGATGTCAAACTATTAGCGATTGCGGAGTTGTAGGTATCTTCACTAATGTAATATAGTTGCCATCTTCCTGATGACCAACCATTTCTAGTTACTCTACCATAACTTTTCATAGTGTCAAGAACTATTAATGCACCTTTAGGAGAAACTTCTAAAGCTCTATGAGCTTTAAGTAAGTCTGTCATTGTGGTGATTTTGGTTTTGAATAGAAAGTCTTGGTTTTGTTTACCTAAAGAAAGATACCATGCTTCATCACGAGGATTCCATTGTAGTAACATATCATACGCTACATTGTCCAATATTGCAGTGAATAATACATTTGGACTATCTGGTATAGATAATCTAAAAACTTCCATTATTCACCTGCCTTAGACTTGAGGGCATTGTCAAGTGCATCCGTATCCCCTGTAGTGCCAAATATAAATGTATCTTTAACAATGGTTCTCTCTGTTGAAGATTTACCACCATTACTTGTAGAGCTACTGGTATCTTTTTTACCATCGACAACTCTTGTAGCTGATAACAGATTAACAGTCTCAGTGGTTGCTTTGCGTATCTGCACTATAGATATATCGAAGTATAAACTGTTAGATGACTCTGGATTGGCGGGGATAGATAGACTCTCCACGACACAATCATAATACGTGTCATACTTACTAACTAACGTGAAGGTTAGTCGTTCATCACGAAGTTTACGGAGGAAAGAGTACGCTTGAGGAATACGATCTGCTGTACGAGTGAGGGTGTCAGCTTGGAAATCATTAATACCATATTGACCAAAGATACCAGATACAGTGAAACGGTTATTTTTTAGCTGTACATGATCGGAGAATGACACGCCAGTTTCAACAGGATGTTCTGTAACGCTGTTGGAGAAGTCATGAGAAATACTCACAGTGCAATCTGCAAAGTATTTCTCACCAGCAATCTCACTCACGCCAGCTTTGAATTTATTAGCGACGATGAATGTAATCATTATTGACTTGTCTCCATTTGGTTGACGGCGTTGGTCGAGAGGGTTCTGTTGTCAACTGCGGCTGAAATAACTTTACTGAATTCACCGTCCTTGACTGTAACCGTTACATTAACTGGCTCTGTTGAACTAAAAGGATTCACTGCTCTAACAGCACGTTGCCATTGGTTCCCGAAAGAGCTAAAACCCTCCCTGTTGAAACCTACTTTACCCCCTAGAGTATCCGCACCAGTACCTAACAGAGAATCCTTACCTTTTAAAAAACCGTAGGTATCTTCAATTGCTAAAGGTATTAATGCGAACCTTGCCATGTTCCGCATTAAGGCAATGAGTGTTACGTTAGCGCCACCTATGACATTTTGCAGTAGCTTGAATTTAGTAGCCAATATTGCTAATGTCCCCCCAGCACCTATGACAGCCCACATCTTACCACCAAGACCGAATGTGTCGGCACCTAATGCCCCCCATAACGTAGAGATGACATCTGTCAATATTTCAAGAGGCGTTAATGCCAGTTTAATAGCACCTGTAAGTATGGAAATGGCCCCTTTAAATATACCGCCTAAAGCTTTAGCTAAAGGTTTTAATGTTTCGATGGAATCTGTAAATTTCTCAAACATATAAGAAAGTCCAGAGTCCATTCCACCCTTGAACATTTCCACTTTACCTTCGTCAAGTACGTTGAAGAATCGAGTCATCTCTGCTCTTGTTTTACCAAGCACAGCGCCCAGTGCCCCACCTTCCCTCGACATCCTTTTCATTTCTTCAGCAAACTTAGGTAAAACACCCTTCGATTTAACTGAACCAGATTCTACGGCTTTAAAGAATGCGGTAATATCATCACCGTACCCTGCTGCACGAGACATAGCATCTACGCTGCCCCCTAGTGCCTCACCCAGCTGCCCCGTAAGCTCCTCTTTATAGATTTGCCCTTTAGATGCCCATTTGTTCAAACTGAGTCGTTAATTCAGTCCCGCTTTATTTAAGCTGCTATATGTTTCCATATAAGTTCAGACTATATCTTCACCCTCCAGTTAAGGAGGGGTTCCACGTTTCGAGCCACTTGGCTCTACTCCCCTTGGGGATAGTCGTTGGGAAGAATATCAGGGTATAACACAGTAATGTGTTTCCAAGTGGCACGATACCGAATTTTAGAAACTTGCTTCTGAGTGAGTCCCATACGTTTAGCTATGGATGCACTCGATGGTGGCTTCTTGCCAACATGTTCTACGAAATATATTCTACAAACTTCGTGAACTTGTTCTTCGGTCATACTGCACATACCATGATTAGTTCCAAACAAGATAAGGACTAAACCATCTCGCCTAGCATCTTCTAGGTTAGATAAGTTGGTTCCGTATTCAAGATTGGTATAATGGTTGTTTGTTTTATCGTTATCTTTGTGTTTAACGACAACAGTTTCACCATTGTAATCTTCGGTAGTGTAATCTAAGTGTGCCGGAAGTTCTACAAAACAGTCAGCTACCGCTCTGTGGACTTTCCTTGTAAACCTCTTACCTTTTAAACAGTATTGGAAATAAACGTAACCATCTTTGTTTATCCTGCAATACCATCTTGTCATTGTTTTTGAATTAAATAGCTTACCGCATTGAGATACCAGAATCTTTTGGTATTCAGGCCAAGGTTTTAATTCACCCTCATAATCGTTCTGCTGATTGCCCATTTCTCCCTCCTATACTAAAAGGAAAGATCATATCACCAACTTTTCAAACTGTCAAGCTTATCGTCACCGATTACTTTGTAGTGTGGGATCTTTAGGATGTTCCAGCATATAATGGAATTTTTCACTACACATTACTGTATAGGCAGACAACATTCTATCTGCTGCAACGCACGAAACGCACGTTGATAATCTTCTTTTGATGCGCCAAGAACTGTAGCATATTCACTTACACCAGTAAACAAACTACGTTGCTGGTCTTTAGTTAGTGATGTCTTAGTTGCTATACTAAACTTAGTAAATTCTTTAGTCGCTGAACGTAAGTCAACACCTAACCTCATTGCTTCATCACGAATGAAACTCATGTGTTCAGCCACACCCGCATCATCTTTAGCAAACACTCTAGCTGATGCAGATAAACCCTCAAATTCCATCGCAGTGGTGGAAATATTCTGCACAACACTAAACGCCGTATAAGCAGCAGTTAATTGTACAAGCTCATTACGTAATGATCTAAATGATACAGCATTAGCTCTAGTTACTCTGTCAGAGTTAACCATTTCATTCTTTGTTTCATTTAGGCGTTGTCTAAATGTTTCAAGAGCGCGAGGTTGGGTAGGGTCAATAACTCTTAATGCTTCTTCCTTAGCAGCACCAAGGCGACTTTGCATTTCATTACGTTCCGCTTGACCTATACTTCTTTGAGTGAAGTATTGTCTCAGTTGACTCTCTTTAATCTTGTAAAAGTTATCAACACCAGCTTCAAAGTCTGTTCTATTTCTCTTAGCTCTAGCAGTTTGTTTAGCTTGCTGTGCATCATGCTTATCTTTTTGTTTAATAAGATTAGCGGCTGCTCTGTCCTCATCCCTTAACATCTGAGCAAACATTGTTCTACTTGCTGGACTAGATAAAGCTGTTGCTGGAAATAAATGAGCAAGTCTACCGCTCATGTCAGCATTTTTATTTGAAGTTCTTACATTACCACTATACTTCTGTGTAGCTGCTGCTACTTTCTTTTCAGCATTTACTGTAGCATTAGCTACTTTATTTATTTGTTGAACGACAGCATTAACTTTAATGGACTTATCCATACCTGTCATCTGTCGTTTGATTGAAGTAAGTTTAGACTGGAATAACGCTAAGTTGTCCCATGATTTCTTATCAATGTTAAATCGGACTTTCCCGACTACACTACCGACTACGTTTTCTGCCACGAGTTACCTACCTTTAGATTTTGGCTAGTTATTTTCTTTGCCTCTCAGCTTGTTTATTCATATCCACCTCTATCATGTTCATAGCATCTAAGTAATCATTTATTTTAAGAAGGTATTCTAAGTCTTGTGATTCTAAAGACATGGCAGTTTCACCGCCTTCCTTTACTGCTCTCATAAACAACATATCTATGGGAGTCAACATCGAATACTTCTCAATGTGAGCGATAACCCGCTTACTGGGTTTTATGCCAGTTGATGCAGTGGAATCATCATTGAAAACAACTGACTGAACCCCTTTCCCTCGATTAAGCACCCATAGTGTTGTTTCAACACGAGAGATGTTAACTGAAGAAGTTCATCAATATTTTCTAAATCGGTTTCAATATTTAATGCTTTGTCTGAACTCTTAGACCATACGTCTTGTAGTATCAGTGAAAATAATTCTGTGATGTCTTGTTCTTCAAGTTGTTCAAATAACATGAACATAGCTTGAGGGATAGCTGATTGGATATTTTCACCACCAGCGATAAGGAAAGAGATAGGTACGGCGAATGCTTTACCAATCTTAGGAAGGTTCTTAGCAGCTTTCATTGGCGACCAAGAAGCAGAGATGTAGGCTTTACCACCTACATTGAAGATTTCTTTTTTACGTTCTAAATTTGTTGTCATGTTTATTTACTCTGTTGATGTGTCATGCTGTTTATACTAAAACTATGCCACATCCTTGTGGCATACATGACAAACTTTATGTTAGAATGATGGTAAATTAATACCAAGGATGTTACCAAGATTCTTAGCAGCAGCCCAAGACTCGTTAGTCTTAGGTAATACATCAGCTAAGTGCAGAACCCATTGTAACTCACCAGTTTCTTGAGCGATAGATACACTAGGTACTTGCTCTAACCAACATGTAGTTTCAATAGACAAACCTGATGGATCGCGGAAACTAAATGGTGCAATTGGTAATACAGTTGAACTAAAACCATTCTGATAACTTTCAGCCCAAGTATACAGAACTTTGTTGAACGGACTAGTATGTTGCAGAGGGATTGTAGCAGTACCGTCACGCATTGGATTGATGTTAACAGTCATGTCACGACCATCTAAACCACGAGTGGTACTAGTTGTTTGGTCTGCTTTACTGAACTCAATCATTGAACCTTCAGCCCAACCGTATACTTCTTCACCACCAATAGTGATAGTAATTTTACGTGGGTCATATACCCAAGTATGATTAGAAGCCATTAATTATCTCCTTATACTGTTACGTATGCACGTACAATAACTTTATGTACAGCACTAGAATATGGAACTTCAACAACAAGATTTGGAAGAACACGATTCATACGATCCGCTTCTAAAATCTCACTACGTTCTGGTGTACGTACAATAGCTTCACTATCTAAAGAGATAGCACCGTTAGCACGACCAACTTCAATTACCCGACGGCAAGCCTGACGGATCTTAGAGAAACCAGCTTCATCGTATGATACCTTACGACCTAAATCAGATTCACGTTTCAGTAAACCGTATAGTTCTTCAGATACACGAGCTTTCAACCAATCTGCAAATACGATAGTATCAAAGAATTGACCTGAAGCTACTTTAGAATTGAACACTGAATTTACACCAGCGATAGGCATGTAGTAAGCTACGTTCTTAGCTTCACATGAACTACGTTGAGTAGCGTTTAAGCTGTCAACAGTAACACCTACCATTGTCTTATCTTCTAATGTAGAAGTACCAGCAGAGATAGCAGCCATAGCACCTACAACACCACCTTCAGCATAGCTAGAGTCAGCCGTTGCATTGTAGATAGTTAGTACGTGATTGTACGAAGCATCTTGCAATGTACTACCGATGTCAGTAGTAGTTGCTGGAACTAACACACCAGCTTGTTGTGTAGCATGTACATACATCTTATCCAATGATTCAGAGAATGCAGCTAAAGCAGCTACGTTCACATCAGAGTGAGAACTACAACCAACATAATAAGCTGTGTCATCAACATTAAATAAATCAGTTAATGCTTGTACTGGAGTTTTTACTGTAGCAACACCAGTGCTACCGAATTTAACTACATATAGTTTGTTAGCTCGGAAATTACCGCCGAATACTAAACTAGCATACTTGTACGCTGTTGAAGTAGTTAAGAAACCATCAGTGACCATTTCTTTTACTGAGGTATAAATTTTATAATCTTGTGCAAATGCAGCGTCAGTCAACTCAGCAGCAAATACTGCACTGTCAAATGATGCTGTTGTTAAAGGTTGTGTGCCTAATGACACAACAACGTCGATACGACTTTCGATAGGAACGTCAGCCATTGTTAACTCCTGTTGGATAAGTTATTGTACTAGAGGATGGAATATTATTTGCAGATAACGATAGTTCTATTGTTTCAATATAACCTACATCGGTACTGTCTGTTTCTACAACTACCACTTCAAAGATACAACTAACAGAACTGCGTTCTTCTAATTGGTTTTTATCTATTGGAAAGTGTCTTTGTGTTACGCTACTACTTCTGAGGTATGAGATATTGTTATCAGCAAATGAATCAAAGTATGTTCCTGCTGATGCCTCAAAAGCGTTAATGATTCTGTTTAAAGCAACTGAGGTTGTACCCACAGTAGATGTTGCTGATGGTGGGCGATGTATTGATATGTCTACAATGACTTCATATTTAACTACATAAGTGTTAGTATCTACTTTGTCGTATTTACCAATCTTATTCCAATCTTTAATCCACAACTGAATATATGGTTCATTTAATTTCTGATTACTAGCACCACGTATTGTGTACTGTAAGTTAGGAACTAATGTTTTATCACATAATACTTTAATTCGTGATTTTAATTGGTCATAGATTTCTTGATGATTGTATACAACTGCTGTCATATTAAACCCTCATCTTTCTCTATAACCACTACTTCGTAATGTTTTAATAATGTTTGCCAGCGTTTTACTTTAACAACTTTAAACCATTTACCTTCAATCATTACTTCGTCAGGTTTACGGTTAGTACCTTCTTGACCTACTTTTAATTCAGTCTCAGTAAACACTGTAAATACATCTTTGTCTGTATAACCTAATACATCAGGAGTGAACATATCACCCTCATAGGGTTGTACAGTACAGTATAGAGCTTGAAAGTTTGTTTCTGTTATACTAGTTACTTCGTTGAACTCATTTCTAACTTCTACATTACGTTTTGCTGGTAATGTTTTTCGAGGTATACCGCCTCTACGTTTAAAGGAGGATGACATTAGATTTTACCACCTTAGATTTAACACTTTCATATAATTCTTGTGAAGCAACCAAAGGTGCAGATTGTTGATACTTCTCAAACTTAATCTGCTTCCACCATTCAACGTTGTCTACCCATTCACCAGTGTCTATAGATGCTTGTACGTATGTTTCACCGACTCTACCAAACTGCTTCAATAAGGTTTTGATAGTACCTACACCACACAAGTATTGCCATATTTCAACACCATGTTTCTTGCTTATTTGAAAGTGTCTGTCAACCATATCACCAGCTAAATCCATGAACGGACGAGCAGGAATATTCTTGTTACCATAATTCAATGTAGCAGCTAACCAAGCAATATCTAATCCTGAATCTTGGTGTGTGTCACCTTCAAAGTACCCGTATTGAACTTCGTGAGTATTTAAATCTCTCAGTCTGTTCAAGAACTTCGTCATTTCTTTTGTGTCAATAGTGGAGGTAGATGATATTTTAAATGTCATACATCACCCGTTGTTTGGTAAACCACCAATATCTTCCATGTAAATTTCGTATACTGATTTATAACCAAGAGACTCGCTGTGCCAATGAGCTAAGTCGTACATACTGAAAGCATCTTCACTTTGACGGATAGCATCTTTCTGTGAGCGAGACACACCGCCTATGATAATAGGCATAAACGCTTTGTTAGAAGGAGTAATACTAGCAGACCCAGATTTGAAGTCTTTCAGACGTTCACTATAACGCTCGTAGAGCTTCGTATAATAGATTTCTACCTGACCCTCACGCTCTCTATCAGCTAATGTACTAAAACGTGTTAGCATTGCTTCCATGAGCGCTACAGAGGCATTGTATACATTGTTATTGAAAGCAACTAACGCACTGTTAATTGAATTGTCAGAAACAAACTCTGTACTAGGATCACCAATATTCAATCTTACTTGGTCGTGGGGATTTTGAAAATCAACGTCAATCATTTATAGCTTTCCCCTAATCGAAAAAGGGGAGACTAGCTCCCCTTAAAATAAAGCAATTACGCTTTGGCTAACTTTTGAATCAACAGTGGGTTGAATGGAACCATCAAGCGGTTAGATTCAGAGAACAACTGAGTACCTTTAAACTCGTCACTCACTTCCCACATATACTCTGGAGAAGCTACAGTGTTGATGTATGACTTAGTTTGTGCTGGAGCGAATACTTCAGTGAACAAATCTACACCTAACGGGATCATGTACGCTTCGTTATCTGGAATCAGAGCAGCGCCACCGATTTGACCAGCGTATTCAACGTAAACTACGTTGTCAGCGAAGCGAACCATTTGATACTGTTCTTTGAAGTTCTCAAAGCGTTTGATCAGTGGGTCTTGACCATCTAAACCAGCACGATCAACCATTGCTTGAATCCACAGTGGGTGAGTGGTTAGGTCAGCCCAGAAGTTCTTACCACACAGAACTACGAAACCAGAAACACGTTGACCTTCGTACAGGTTGTCTAAGATACGACGACGAGCTACTTCACCATATACTTTTGGATGAGTAGTGGTGTTAGACAGTGTGTACGTAACTACAGGACGAGCGCCACCAGTGTATTCTTGGTAGAAGTCAACTGAAGGTACAGTAGCGTTAGGAACGTATGAAGTACCGTTAACGATAGAGTGAGCTAATGCCACTTCACGTAACATATCCCAACCACGCATCAGAGATGCTTTATCTTCAGCAACTACTTCAGCTTCAGCAGCTAATTGGTCAACACTACCAGCTTTACGACGACGTAATACGTCTTCTGGGCGAATGTGCGCTTGTAAGCCGAATGAAGGGATTTTGTGGAAGTGAGTATCAGTCACAGGGCGAGCATCAATCACTTCACCACGTTCACCATATGCTTTGTCAGAAGGCATAGCATTTTTGTAATGTGTGAAGTCATGTTCAAAGACGTTGGTTTGTAAGAACACTTGGTTCGGGTTAATCATCGAACTAATCAGATCAGGCACATTAGGACGTTCTGCGATTTCAGCAGTTACATCATGCAGACCGTTTAAGTTACCTAAGTCACGAACCAGTGCTTTAGTCAATTCTAAGGTTTGACCGCGACCTACGTTAAATTTTACAGACATTGAAATTTCCTTTAATTATTCTTGTCAAGATATGCAGTAAACGGCTACTATTAGTAACCGTATAAGCTAGATGTTTTCTGTGCAGCAACGGCTTTGATGTCAACGCCTTTAGCTTCCAGTTGACGTTTGATTAAACCTTTACGAGCAGCAACTACGCCAGCATCAAAGATTAAACCGCCATCAGCGTGAGTGTCTTTAACACCTACTGGACCACGGAACAGAACGAATGCTTTAACAGCAGTAGTACCAACAGTAGCAGTGTATTCACCACCAATAGAACCGTTGAAACCAACAACGATACCGATAGCACCGCCATCTGGTAAAGATGGAATACCAGCAGGAGCAGTCAATACTGTATCAGAAGTGAAGTCAGTGTTTTTCAGAATACGATATGCGTCAGTGCCGTTATAAACAACAACTTGGCCTAATTTTAAAGTGGTGTCAGAAGCTTCTTTTAAAGCAACTTCAGCATAGTTAAAATCTGGAACCAAAGAAGTTGAATCAGACATCAACACAGTAGATAAAAATGGTAGAGTAGTAGCAATTTTAGCCATTATAGTTTTTCCTTATTATTTGATATGTTTGAAGATTGCAGCGCGAGACTTAGCTAACTCTACGGCTTCTGAATCTTTAACTTCATTGTGACCTTTTTCAACGGTCAATTCTTGTTCGACGACTGTTGCGTTAGCAGATTGTGCTTGCTTCGCAGATTTCAGTACATCTAATTGCACAGCAACGACATCAGCGTTAACTTTGCTCATTTCATACATAGCTTTAGCTACGTTCTCAAATTTATCGTCAGCTACTAAACCTTTAAGTTGAGCAGCAAATTCGTCAAACTGTGCTTTCTCCTCAGCAGCTTTAACAACAGCCAGTTGAGATTCCAACTCTGTTACTTTCGCTTCCAAAGATTTAACCAGATCGACTTGAGTTGCTAGTTCAGCTTCTTTTGCAGATAATGCCGATTTAGCAAGTTCTAGTTCTTCCATTTGTTTTTCCTTTGTTGTAAAATGCTCAGTAAGAGCGGTTTCAATTGATTGCTGTAATGCAACAATCTCGTTAAATGTAGACTTAGTAATATTCTCAACTTTGCCTTCATTCATTGATTTCATAATAGTGAATTGAGATAAACGAGATTCTAACCATTTAGTATGTTCAGCTTCCCAATCATAATTATCTTCACTATCTTTACGTTCTTTATTTGCTTTAACGTAAGCTTCGTGTTCTGTTTCAAAACCTAATAACTTAGTTAGAATTTCAGCATCATCACTCCACATATCAAAAAACTTACGTAGAAATTCTTCCATTGAAAGTTTTAATGTGATTTGTTCTAATGCTTTTTTAATTTCGATTGTTTCTTCGACTGGGTTCGCCTGTTTTAAAATAAGAACTTTATTTTGATTTGCAGCAGATCCAACTTCAGGCCCAACTAATGACACGTTATGTGTGTCTTTATGAAACTTTAAGTTTCGTAGCAACTTAGTTGCTTTCTGTGTAATTTTATTCGACATCTAATAAGTACTCCACCCCTGAGCATTCAATACTAATACCATCGTAAGTGCCATCCACGACTTTATTCCATTCATCATCATTCGGGAAATGTAACCACATCAACCAAGTACCTTTCTGAATGTATTCACCATCTTCTGTAGTAAAGTCGCAAGGAGCAATATAGGATTCAACTACATTAACATCGTTTTCAGTCAGTAATGACTTGTGCATTGTACCTACTTGACCACAATGGACGTTGTAATCATGGCAGGCTTTTGCGATAGTCTCGACATCATACCAATGTCCATGTAAGTCAGTGGTTTCTCCTGTCATTGGCTGCGGCTCTAAAGCCACAAATAATGCGAGTTTTTGCATCTCATTGACAGATTTGACTACTTGTACAACTTCAGGGGTATCTGGGGTAGGGTTTGAATTATCACCTACTAAACTATCTAAGAAGTCAAGTAGTTTCTCAAACATTTGTTCTTTATTCATTGTTATGCCTTGTTACGCAGCGTTGTCGCTATTGGTTGCACTATTATTTCCCAGTGAACTTCCAGTTCCACTGTTTAATCCCTCGCTCATGCCGTCTCCGGCTCTTGAGGTATGTGCTGTTAGCATTTGCAACAACTCATCTTCTGATAGGTCTTCTAATGATTCAGTGTTCAAGCCACATTTACCCCAGAAGTCAATTAGGAATTGTTTCTGCAATGGCATTAATCCCACCGCACCCAACCGCTGCCCTAGCTTACCAAACTCGTCAGGATTAACTTCATCCAATGCTGCAAGGACTAGAGTAGGAATATCATCTTCTTCAAGGTAAACTCTGTTGATTTCCATAATCTGTTTAACTAAATCATTCTGAATAACTGATTGGATAAACAGCATGTGTTTTTCCATAAAGAAAGCATGTAGGCTTGTCTTAGCATCAGCTAAAGAATAACTACCAGAAGCATCATTACCTAAGTTAATAAAACCAGCACCGAATACATCTAGGATTGCTTTCTTTCTCTCAGAAATAATGTTCTCTGTAGAAACAGCATTAGTTGCAGTACCGCTTACACCTTTAAGCTCAAAGTCATAAACATACTTACCGCTACCTGTACCTGTTGTGTCAGAAGTGTCTGAACCAAGCATGATGAATGTTTGGTCGCCATTGTGCATTAATGCTGCTTGATTTTGCAGAGCCATTAATGTAGCATATTCATTCGACGTAGGGTCTTCAGCAGCTTTATTGATATGTTCAGTAGGTACACGAAGTACCACCAACCCATTGAGTCCTTTAGAAGCGCCAGTAACTTCCATGGCCTCTATTAACACTTTCTCTTTCCATGCTTTATAACAAGCATTCAGTGGAGAAACACCAATAGGTGAACTATTTTTACTGTCCCACGAAAACAACATGAACTTATTACGCTTCATATAATCTTCAGGATTCATTGATACAGGTTTAACACTGGTGTACCCTATATTCAATGCTTGTGCTTGGTATTGACGTAAACCAATTACTGTTCTACTATCTACATCAAACTTCCATTGCTCAACAGAATGTTGTGAACGAGGAGCAAGCTTCTTTAATTTCCAAGGATATTTAGAATACTTCTTAGAGAAGTTTGGTTCATAGACTTTCTCAAGCCAAGAGAAACCATATTGAAGATAACTTAGAATATTAATGCAACTATCATACCACGTTACATCTTTAAGATTCTTTAAGTTCCAGTTAAGGTATTCACAGAATTCTTTAGCTTGTGGATTTTTAGAGTTTGTAGTAAACTTAGCTTTTGCTAGAGCTTTAGTTAGGAATGCTTCAGCAGTACCTAACGCTGCACCAACAGTTGCGTCTTGTCGCATTTTCTCGTATGTTACGAGATTGTAGGGAGGGGTTAACTCTCTACGCATTTCATTCTGAATCCAAGATCCTACAGCACGAAGGTTTGGCGTACCAACTTCACCAGTGCGAATGCGTTTTGCTTCAACTGATGCGGATGCTTCTGCTTTAGTGATCTCGATTTGATCCGTATTATCGGACATTTCTTTCTCCGATTAAATTTACATATCAGCTAAAGCTATAGCTTTAACACTTATAGGAGGCGCAGAGAATGCGCCGAGTTTTGGGACTGTGTATATCTTAGCTGTGTTAAGGTAGTTGAATGCCGTGCCAACCGCATCGACGAAATCATCGTGTCTAGTACGTGTTGATTTGGTAACACCATCGAAGTTTTCACATTCTCTGTAGAAGTAATCTAGTGTCTTTCTATCCCAACCAGACTCAACTATAAATACCAAACCATTCTGTACTGCTGTAAAGAAAGGTTCTGATTTCTTAATCTTACTGGCTGTAGAACTAGAAGTATCTTTCTTAGGGATTAAACCTTCGGACATGATATACTTTGAGAGGTATTCAAATGCTGCTGCACCCCCCGCACCGTTATCTTTAGGGATTACAATGTGAACGTCACTACCATCACGTTTACCTTGAGCGACTATTGTAGCATCTCTGTCACCAGTACGCTTACGGTAATATTCACCATTAAGTAAGTAGTAATACCCGTCTTTAGATTTGGCAACCAGAACACTTGCGGTGGCGTCACAGCCTACCGTAGCCGGAGTATCGTCAGCAGTTGATGCTAAGTCATACCCGCGAGCTAACATGCAGCCCATAGGCATCTGGGATGCTTTCTTTAGGTCTTCTCGTTTGAAGAAAATTCCAGTATCATCGGTAGAAGCCCAACAGCCCATGAGAAGCTGTTTACGTTTACCTTCTGGCATACTGTCTAGTTTCTTGCGATACGAACTATCGAGCGTATCTAGAGCCTCGTTGTCGTCCAATGTTGCAGGTATATAAGTGTAAGTCTCAGGGTCTTTACCCCAAGTATCTCTTAACTCTTGTTCATCCCAAGACGTGTACAAGACACCTTCAACGACAACGAAGTATCTAGTTTTACCAGATAACTCTTTACGAGGAAAATCTTCATCATCTAAGTAGGGTTTAACCCATTCATAAATAAAACTGTTTGGTGAAGGGTTAAGAGTGCATCGAATTGATTTGGGAATACCAGACATTGAACGGTTACGAGAACGTATTACGTCAAATTGGTATTGACTTCTAACATTGTATTTACTACCACTCGCTACTGTGATAGCCATATGGCTTTAACTTTCGCTAAAGATTAGGTCATATCTTCACTTCTAAGAAGTGCCTTCCGTTTCGCTGCGCTTGCAGCTACGAGCATTGCTCTGACCGTCGAACGTTCTCCTATTCGGAGCTTCGCTGCTGATTGCCTAATACACTTAATTTTCAAACATTCACGCTCAGGTTTATTTCATCCTCACGTTGTAGTTTAAGTGTCTTAAAGGGTTTCCAGCAATTAAAAAGGTTTACCCTCAGCATAGAGTCTACTGAGCTTCTTCAAAAAACGCACAGTTAATTTCTGTACCGTACCAAGCATCTGCATCTTTATCTGTGCTAAGATATGAAAACGTAGTCCTTGCACCAGATGGAAATGTGATTGTTTTTTGTTGTTCGTTTACCTTAGCTTGACCTAAGAATCTACCTGTAGTATCTACGAGGTAAGGCATGTACATACGTTTTGCATCAACCCAAAGACCTTTATCAATCTCTGTAGATGTGGTACGATAGAACACGCTAAAGTAAAGAGGATCATGAATACCTAGGAGATTTACGCAGAGCGCACCATAGGTCTTACCACCACCCTATTAATTTTACAGTCGCTACACTGTTTCCACCATTTCTGGCGTAATTGGATCATATCTTCCATCATAAGATGGCTTCCTGTTTGGAGTAACCAATAGCTTGTTACCCTACGTCCGTACACTCATCGGGACTGATCTCTACACGTTCTCTATCAAGAGCTTCGCTCGGTATTGCCTTCAACTAAATGGTAAGGTTTCACCGAATTAAGGAAGTTGATTAAGGTGGAACCAGTTATGGTTTAGCTCCACCGCCAAAGAACACAATACTTTCTTTGGCATTAGCAAACTCTAGCTGCTTAGGTTGTAATTTGATTTCAGGTATATTTCGGATAGGGGTCTTTCTGATATTATGTTGTTTTGTCATATATTTCCTTCATAAACTTATCGAATACATCTCTCCGTCTGCTACCATTAACTATCCTACTAATTTGTGCAGCAGATAACTTATATTCTTCACATAAAGTTTTCTGAGGTATATTATTACAATGAGCTTTGATTAAAAGCTCTAAGATTAAATCATCATCGTGTTTGGCTGTTGTACGCTGTTCAAATTTATCTGATTTTACGATTCCAGTAATTTCAGAAAATCTACGTCCAGTTACAATCTCACTAATTGCATCAGCCCTGCACTCTAAGTTATATTTTTCTTTAAGATCTTTATGTGAAGCACCATTTTTGTAGTCTGATACAACAGACAACATTTCTTCTTTAGTTAAAGAAGATAGTGTTCTTTTCCCAATACCATTAACGTAATAATGTACAGTATTGTGAGTGTAAGTACACCACTCTAAATTAGAGTAATGGTTATTACTTACGTTCAAATCTTTATGATTTATAATTGGTAGATTATTTTGGTTATCTAGAAATGCTGAAGCGACTAAACGATGTACTCGTAGGTCGTGTCTAACTTTATTCTCAGTAAGATTTACAGCCAGATACCCATCTTTATCTAATTTAGGTTTCAGCATTTTTCCAGATTTGTAATAGCTATAAATATCTCCATATTCAGAGATTTTATACATAGGGAAATCTGGGATAACTCGCCACTCAATATTGTTCATTTAAAATCCTATTAATCAGTTACCCTCGCCTATTGGCGCAGAGTTAATCGCTTACTCTTAAGCAAAGATAACTGTTAATGGAATCTTTGAGACTATTAATTCTTCAGACCTAAGTCTACGGAAACGCCAATTCCCGCTTCTAAGATATTACAACAAAACCCTCTATATTGCAAGAGGGCTTTATCTTCCTCACATTTCAAATCGTAATGCTTGAATATGTTTTGGATTAGTAAAACGAAACTCAACATGATGGCAACATCAGAGGTTGAGTGTTCTTATAACTTATTTCAACTTCACCGAATTAAACAATCTTACCAGCATTTCGCTTGACCTTGTTACAGGTGCTGTATGGAACCTTAGTGATACCTGAAGCCTATTATCTTCAGTGGGCTAAGGGACGGTTCCTCATTTTTGTTAACACCGATATTCACTCCTAGTGGAGTCTAGCGAATGCTAAATTAATCCCCCAACCACTCCTGTGTGAAGGGGAAATTCTTTACTTAGCTACAGCTTTACGACCACGTTGCTTTGGTGAGGTAGCTTCAATCGCTACATCTTCAACAACAGAATCCATATTACTAGCCTCTTTATCAGATGTCAAATCTTTTTCTACTGTAAATTCCGTTACATCATAAGCAATAGCAAAGAATGGAGTACGTACAGATGTGTAACGTAAGCTAATCTTATCCAATTGACTAGCAATTGTCTCAGCTTCATCTAATGTAAATTTACCAGCTTTAGCGGTATTGAATGTTAAATCAAGTAGTGTTCTACCATCAACCACATCTTCTTCTACACCACCAATAACTAGCTTCATATTTAAGCGCGTTGCAACAAGCAAACGACAATAAGATGACCAACCAGCTTCTACTGTTGCCAAATTACTACCTTGCTCGATAATACCTTTGAAGTAACTACGGCTTCCACCGTATGTTAAGTTTACTAAATTCATTTATAATTCCTTGTGTGATTCTTCTATGCATGGAGAAGAAATCTCCCTAGAGTGGAGAGGTGCAGAGGAGAAGCTGCCTCTAGGGAGATGAGGGAGAGGTATACAAGAGTATACGCATGTAGTTTTAATTATTCGTTGACGGCACTGCCAAATGTAACAATTACATTTTGGAATGTTGAATCTTCTTCAGAATCTTCATCACGTTGTTGCTGTGCTTTCAGCTTACGCTGTTCTTCGTCTTTAATAGCTTGGATTTCAACCTTGTCGTTGTGCATAACAAGTTGATAATATTTATCAGCAATAAACACATAACATTTGAAAGCGTGATTCACATTACCTTTGGCTAATTCGTCGTCTGCCATCTTCTTGATGGCTTTAAGTGATGCTAATCCGCTAGATAATAACATTGTTTCTAATGTTGCTTTACTATGTTTATGTTTGTTGCCTTTTGTTCCGCGTGGGCGTCCTGCCTTGTTTCCGCTAACCCCACGTTTAAAACGACCTTTATCGTCGCGTACTTCTAAAGGAACAATTGTGTCTTCATTTTCTACATCAGACATGTGATGTCCTTAATTCTTTACATATAATACAATCTACAGGGATCTTAACACCATGTATTGCATTTGTCAATAGGTGATACTTTGAAAATGTTAGAGATTTTCATCATAAGAAGGGAGATTGTTAATTGAAGTTGACTCTGTTAACGCTTGATGCTCGAACTCGTAACAGTAAGAATGATCTTTAGACTTGTGTAAGCATGTATTGCAGAGAGCAACTAATTCTGGTGACTTGGGAAAGGTGCGGGTTTGTTCAGCCCCAGACAATGAACGTCCACAGCTTAAACAATGAAAGCATATCCCTGTTAGGATGCGGTTAGATGACATGATGAAAATCCTAATAAGTAGAGTGGTAAAATGAAAGAATAACATGACAATCGCAATTGTCAATAGGGGATTTAAAATAAATATTATCTTGGGTAGGGCATTCTCCTACTCGCGGTCATACAGTGGCTTTTATCGGCATGTACGTCTTAGGCTCCTCTAAGCAGCCAAGATAATATTTAGTAAATGGTAGCCCCTGAAGGATTTGAACCTATCTACCTTTCCCTTATGAGGGGACTGCTCATACCAAATGAGCTTAGAGGCTAGAATAAACATAGCCCCGCAATGGGCTATCAATACAATTGTAATTTAAAACAAACTACGATTGCTCAGACTCGTTAATATTAGTTTAGTGTTTGGTAGGATTTGAACCTACGAACTTATGCTTCTGTGGCTTCTGGTAGTCGCCGTGCTTAATAAGGAGTTGAACCTTTACCAGAAGTAGCTTGCTAAACCGTCCAGCTTCAAACACTAAAGTAATACATCTCGGCTAGGACTTACATAAAACAACTTATGAACCCAACATCTTACGATTAAAAGTCGTACATTTTATTTAAACTACGAGATATAAACACATAATAACACAACTTTGTTATCTGTCAAGCTTTATGTGGAAGTATTTTTCCATCATTTAAAGCTTGTTCAAATTTACCATAAAAACCTTTCACACGAGAATAATACAGCTTACAACACAAACCATAATTCTCCCAAGCAAATTCTCTGAACCAACCAGATGTAATACTCGTACACACTTTCATTAAACTATAGCGCCACACTTCATGTTCAAGTTCATAAGGATTGTCTACGTGAATCAAACTACGTTCAATAGACAACACCATAGCTTCTTCTAATACAGCGTTTAATTTTGTATTAAACGATTGCTGTTCAAATAACTTCTGACACGTTTTCACTTCACCCGCCAAGAAACTCTGATACGCTGGATTATCTTCAATTGCTACAGCTTCGTGAGTACTGTCATGGTCGTGAATATACGTTACACCTTTTGTATCAAAGAATTCTTCCTTACTCTTATTTAAGCTTGGATGATTGTAGTAATATGTTTCTTTCTCTCGTCTACGTAGCCAGATACTCAAACAATCTGGGATTTTAGCACCAAGCTTACGTAAGGCTTGAATATCTTTCAAAGTCTTCTCAAAGTGTGGACTGTTACGCAAGAATCTGTGAGACATCTTTAACGTATAAGCCAAGTCAATGTTACTAACTTCATTGTGTGTTAAGATCCTCAACAATCGTTCAGCTACAGAGTTCTTAGTAGCAATCTCAACTTCTATAACGTCACCTGACTTATGTTTAACAACATAAGATTTACGGATAGGATGACCGCCATCAATGATTTCAGAATTAATCCATTGTGGATGTTCAATCATATCTATAAACGCTTTCTCTGTGCAAATAACATCATAATCTGATTTAGGTGAAGGTTGACGTACACCTTCGATACCGCGTAGTAAATTACTACCTACAACTTGTTCTTGTAACATCAACCCTCTCCTTATTTCAGATTAACAACTTTGACTTGAAGCGTTCCACACGTAAGGGCGTTCACCTTCTTCATCAGAAGAAGCATCCCAATCTTCTGAGTACGTGCCACCCATTCCGTATGTTAATCCCATGTTTAAATAAAACTTATTAGTCTCAGCTAACACTTCAGCTTCCGCAATAGCTGCATAAGCTAAATCCATTAAAGCATCTGCTTTAAGTTTAGGTGTTACATCTTTGAAATCTAAGATTTCTTGAATTGTTTGTGCTTTTTTAAGCATTTACTTTCTCCTTTGTTTAGCGTTATTGCTGTGGGTTATTATACAGATTTTGTTTAGTGTGTCAAGAGTTATTTGTAATCATTCTGAATAACATAATATGGAAGTACTTCAAATTCATAGAAAGAATAAGCAGGTATACCTATCTCATGAAAACCTTTAGCTACGTAGGCTATGGCATCTTCCTCACTCTCGTGATAACCAGACCACATTCCTGAACATTCCTTATCCACTGGCTCAGTTCTCCAATATTTAGTGATTTTCACGTCTTTCATATTATCTCCTATCAATTTTAATCGCTATACAGCAACGTACAAGCCATTATAACATATACTCAGTACGTATGCCTACCTCTACCTATTTAATCGCTTCTACGTTGTTCTGAGAGTGTTTAAATCAACACTCATCCATAGCTTTACGGACAGCACGTTTAGCATAGAAATACTTGTGGAAACCACTACGCTCGATACTTAATTCTCTTTCAACTTTGCGTATTAGTATGTTTGTAGATAAGCCATCTGACAGTTTATCCATCACACATACTTGCTCATAGTCATCTGTAGCCTGCAATTCAGATGCTAGACTAGACACAGCAATTTGGTCTAGCACAAAGACCAACAATGCAGATGCGAGCATAATCTTAAATTTACTATTCATAATTCTCTCCTTAATTAATTTGTTTGTATAGTGTACATAAGACAAGTTGGCTTGTCAAGGGGTTATTGTGTCCTCTTTGCTTTCTTTCTCTGCATATTTACAGCAGTGAGAACTACTCGATATTCCGCATTAGATAAATGGTAATCATAAAAGTCATCAGCAAGCCAAGTGTCTTTTAGGAAATCTTGCATGTCATTATCCTTAGATGGCAATAACTCTATATCATCCAGTTTCAACCCTTTCTCTTTCAACCAATCAGCAACAAGCTCATCGAATTGTTTCGGATAGTGGTCTAGGTGCGATGTCTTTCTAGTTATCTTTAATCCAGTTTCATGGCAGATACAATACACACCTTTCGCGTTTTCTTTAAAGTAGTTCTCTTTAAAAGTTATTGCTTGGTCTTTTACATAGTCCCTCAATGCTTTCTTGACTTCTGTTTTGTGGCTCTTAGCATATAGAGCTTTGATGTAACTAAAGTCTGTGGAGCTACCATCTTCACGTAGTACATAAAAATGCCTATTCTTCGGGTTCACTGGACAAGTAGTGACACCTATCTGGTAAGTACCTTTACCTACCTTAGCTTTATAATTACTGTGGTCTTTAAGTACGTCATTAACCACTTCATACCATTTACCGGATAACATCTTATCAATGTTCTGATTGTTTAAAACAAATTTTACATAGTTTTTCAACTTTTCTTTACTTTGAAAAGTCATACCACCTTTAACGATTTTTGCCATATCAATAACCTCTCCACTCTTGTTCATCTTCTGGGTTTACATATACACGACCTAGGAAATAGTCTTCATCTTGTTTTGGTTGCACTACTGGATTTACAGTAGCTTCTTTTGTCTCTAGATTAACTATCGTTGTGTAGTTAGCCTGATTACCTATAAAATTCACATAGTCAATATAACCATGCTCTTTCCATTTCTTCACAAATCTAGTAACAGTTTTAGTGCTAACACCACACAACTTAGCTACTGCACTGTGACTGTCATAATATGTACTACCTACTTTGTTTGGTACTTTTGTTGCATTAAAATGTTCAAATCTCTTACACATGGTCAAGTATAGTAACTTATCAGTACAAGTAAATTCTACTTGAGTAGGTTTACCGTCTTCATCTTTCTCGGTAAGTGATGGTAAATGAGTCATAGCTAGTATGTCATTATGCACCATCAAGAAAGGTTTACTGCTTTCTTTATTAGTACTAGGTTTCTTCATAGTTCTATTCCTAAAGTTCTAGATGTATCTACATCTTCTCTATTTCCTTAATCTTAACCAGACAGTTCACAATGAAAGCCTGTCTACTAAGACCGCCTCTACGACTATCTATCCACACAAGAACGTGTTTAGGTAGTAATAATTCCATACAAATCTCCTCATTTGGTGTACTAGGGACAATATGTCCGTGGTTTATCTTTTTCTCTTTATTCTATTTTATAAATAATCTTTCTCTTTTCTTCTTTATCTATTTACTATCTCTCTTAAGAGAACACCCATTATGTCCTATCTAAAAGGTACAATATGTCCTATCTACTACGGACAAGATGTCTGTGGTACTGGTATAACCTAGGACATAATGTCCTTTCTGAGATAAATCACTCATCTCCCTCTTTCTGCACAAACACTTGCACTTCATAACCAAGTGCCTTCATCAATTCAAACAACTTGTCATACGTAACACAGCTTGTTGTTAGCCATTGATTTACAGCTTGACGACTAACGCCAATCTTCCTAGCAAATTGACTAGCATTTAAATCAGCTTCTCGCATCAGCAACTCAATTGCTGCTTGTAATTCTTTCTTATTTTGCATAACCTCTCCTTACTCTTTTATCTTAACACAGGAACGTATATTGTCAAGTAGTTACTTACTTGGTAAACTTCTCATCAATACATGTCTCGACCAGTAGAGCTACATTTTCATCTCTAACCTCATCATTATGCCACTTTATTACATTCCAAATCAGAGCTACTTGTTCTAGTGGTAACTCGCATTGAGTAGCAATCTCTTTTATCCATTGTGTATCAGTTTGCATAAACACCTCCATCAATTAACAAGCCCACACTCTACACTCACCAATTCCAAATGTCAACAACAAAATACTTATTGACATTCACTACACACTCATATACAGTGTGCTTATTGAAATTGAGGAGACACTAACATGAACCAATTACTTTTAGACTTACTAACATTCACCAGAATGTATGCACACATTCCATACAACAGTATCTACACATTTGTAGCATTACCAGAATACAGAACACTTGACTTCTTTGAAAAGAACATATACTCTGTAATGAGTTCCAAGAAAACATTTGGTGATGATTGGTGGGTGATGGAAGTATTGGATGGGATTAAGAAAGAATTAGAAACTGTAGTTTCATAATAGCTGAATAAATGAAAATATAGTTTCTAACAACCTCATAACGAAATAACACATCGCATATAGCATTTAAACACTGTACAAGCGTTGAGAATGGTGTTATCATATGTAAGATGATAAATCGTATTCGGTAAGAATAAAACGGCTTGTACACGCTTGTACGTAGCTTAAAATTGATGTGTTAAATAAGGAGTAATTTATGAAACCAATTAATCAAGAATTTACACCTATCGTTGGTATGGCATTAGCCACTAAAGACGGACAGCGTTGCGGTAATGGGTATGTAATTAACAAAGAAACTAAGACATATAAAACTCAACGTGCTTCTCTTAACTTAGTTGAAGAAGTATCTTTTGAGTTGTTCCATGTTATTACCGACTATGGTAATGTTATGAAATTAACTGATGAGGAAGTTAATGAGTTGTTTGAGATTGCTGGATGGTGGTGCGAACAAGAAGATACGAAGATTGAAGGTGGTTGGTATCAAACAGATTTCATGTGTCCTGTAGCTAGAATTAAACGTCAGATTGAATTATTAACAGATGTATTGAAGGAGATTGAGTGATGGCTATGAAAATTATCCTTGAGGAAGGTTTCAATAAATATACACAAGCCCTCGAAGTTGCTGATTACCAAATCAAAGAATTAGAGTCACAGCTTACGAGTCTGCGTGAGTATAAAAAAGACTTGATTAATAAGAAAGAGGAATGTGTAATTTACTATTTAGACACACCTACATATTCACATTCAATAGAATTAATTGATAAATTTATTAAAGATACTAATTTTAATGGTGTTTGGAAGGATAAATGGTATTATGAGAGATATTTCTATTTACATGATAAGTATGGTTGGAATATTGGAGAATACAGTAATGATAAGGTAGTGTACTATAGGGAAGTTGAAATGAGATACCAAGATTTAAAACGAGAGTGGAAATTATGATGAAAGAACGTAAAAAGGTACAAGAAGTAATAGCTGCGCACAACAAAGGAGAATAATATGTACGACCACTTATACAGTTATGATAAGATTTACAAATACGAGATTGTTGTAGAACCTATTCCAGATTCGAGCAAATACAGGGGGTTTGTATACTTAAATTCCTCTCGTCTTGTTCTTAAGTCAGAACCTTATCGGGAACCTGAAATGTTAAGAAAAGAACTAATCAATGATGTAAATAATTATTTAGACTCTTTCGGTGCTATCCCATTGACAAATACAGTTTCAGTGATAGAATGATTTCTATGTTTAATTAAGGAGAGAACAATGAGTGAAATTCAAGAACAACTGATTGAAATATTTCAGTTAGATGGTGCTGCTAGTGTTGCTGAATACTTAGCAGATTATGCAGATAGTACGAAGCAATTATGTACTAATGATACCCAACGCGAGTTGGTAGATGAATATAGTCGTGAACTGTATGATAAATTCAAGATGGACAGTACACAATACCCAATTGTGCAACGATTGGAAGAAACACTATTATTGAACATGGATGAAGACACGATTAAAGAGCTTCTGCGGGTCATCAAGAGTCCTCAGTATAGCAAACTATATGAGTGTATGTCTATTGTATTAGATGAATTTAAATATGGTTTAGATGATATCGACAGTGTTGTCGATATTGAACCAGTTGAACGTGAAATTAAAATATTAATGTAAGGAGAGAATAAATGACTTCAGATTTAGAGTATATTGTACAAACAGTGATGAAAGTGTTCTTGTCACAAGTAGCTAACACAATTAAATCATTAGGTTTAGCTGAGGATAAAGTAAATACACTTTTAGATTGGGCTGAAGATACGTATAAACTTAGCGATGTCTATCGAGAAGTATTATCTAATGAATTCTCTGGTAAAGAATTGAAAGAAGTGCGGAACTACTTAGGTATTTATCAAGCTCGCATGGAATCTTCAGGTGTAGAAGCTGGATTGAAGTTACAAAAGATTTTAGAAGGTGCAGAGAATTCTTTTGAAAATAAAATTAAAGAATTATTAAAGGAGAATAACTAATGTATTTCACATACCCAACTGATGTATTCTTATTAGCTTGTGATACATTCCTCACTAACTTTGAGAGCAATAAAGCAGCACATGAAGAAATTCCTGATATGTTAAATTATGAACATATCTTACGTAATTACCAGACAACGTTAAAAGCTAAGAGTAAACCGTATAGTGTTATGTTGTGTGAATATGAGTTAGAATTATTAGGGGGGTATTTATAATGTGGTGGCTACATATTAAATTTACCCTCGCTGTATTGTTATTGACATTAATCCTAGTGTTGATGTACCCATTAGCTAAGATTACTAAGCGATATAATCCTGCAAGCTTTGATGAACTTAAAGAAGCTTACTCTGGTTTAAGAAATGACGTTTATTTTCGATAAATAAGGAGATTGTTATGATAACAGGTGCTATAGCAATATTAAACATACTTCTTTTTGCAGTTTGTTGGTTATTTACCATTAAAATCAGAGAGCTTGTTGTATTAGCTGAAGCGTATAGAGATGATTACTATGCACTGATGGAAAAACATGACCATGTATTAACTCAGTTAGGTAGTCATGGACTCAGGATTAGGTATCAAATGCGCTCAGCTTGTTATATTGAAGTAGTTAAAGAAGGAGAAAAGTAATGTGGAATTGGTTATTGCCTAAATTTAGTAAATTGTTTTCATCTGGTAAAGATATACAAGGGTTACCTAATGTTGTTGTAACTCAACAACTCCCTGTTACTAAGACAGAAACTCCTATACCGAAAGTAAATACTCCGGCTAAGACAAAGGTTGACAAGCATATTAAGCCATCAGAGAGTAAGTATAAATCTACGGTTCAATCTGAGAGCAATGCTATCAAAGTGGATAATAGTAATACCCTAAATCCGTATACATCTGCAACTCATATCTTATATGGTAGTGATGATAGTTCTTGTCCATCCAAGAGTTATAGTAATTCTGATTATTCAAGTAGCTCAAGTAGTAGTTCATCAAGTAGTTGTGATTAAGGGGGGTGATAAATGGAACATTCATCAAATGGTAAACAACGTGTAAAACGTACTCGTCGTACAGCAGAACAAGTACGTGCTGATAAGGTTAACGCTGGTGTGCGCGAAATCAAAGAAAAATTTTTAGATGAGCGTAAGGCTATTAAACCTGTACAAGCTAAGAATGATTTCCAGAAAGCGGTATTACGTGCATTAGCTACTAAACAAGTCGTGGTTATTTCAGCCCCTGCTGGTGTTGGTAAATCATTTCTAACTATGTCGATGGCTTCTGATGCACTGGTGAAAGGTGAAACAGATAAACTATTCCTAGCTCGTCCTGCTGTCGGTATGGGTAACAGTTTAGGTATGCTAAAAGGTACTTTACGTGAGAAGTACGAACCTTACTTAATGCCACTGATTGAAGTGTTAGTTGATCGTCATGGGCGGGGTGTATACGAATCAGGGCTAAACACTGGCAGTATTGAGTTAATCCCTTTTGAATACATGCGAGGGCGAAATTTATCTGGTTGGGCTGTTGTTGACGAAGTTCAGGGATGTTCTTCTACTGAGATTTATTCAGTGTTAACTCGTATCACAGAGGGTGGTAAGCTCATACTACTCGGCGATAAGACACAATCGGACCTGAAAGGTATTGATGGTATGTCTTGGTTGCATGACTTTGTAGATCGTCATAACCTTCACGACACTGTAGAATTTATCGAAGGTACTTCGGATGATATTGTACGTTCTGGTTTTGTTAAAGCTATCGTAAAAGCTAAAGAACAAGACACTGGTATTTACACTAACAAGTGGAAGGAGAATGTTAATGAGTGATTTCGATAAACCAAACAAAGATGTAGTATACGCACAACCACGAGCTTTCGAGTTTACATATTATTTATCTGATTGTGTACAAGATTCACACGAATACCACGAATTACTACAATTATTGGACACAGCATCAGAAAATGACTTAATCCGGTTAGTCATTAATAATTATGGCGGCGAGGTTGGTTCTACTGTGCAATTGGTAGACCACGTTCGCAGTTCTAAAGCTACAGTAGTTGGCTTAATCTCCGGTAATGCTTTCTCTGCTGCTGGTGTAATCTGGATGGCTTGCGATATACAGGAATTCAGTGAACATTGTATGCTGATGATTCACTGTGCTGTTGGTGGGTCATCTGGTAAATACTCAGATATTGAAAAGTATATCAAAGTGGCTAACAAGCGCACCCGTAAATTATATGCTGACATCTTTGAAGGTTTCTTAACCGAAGAAGAATTAGAATCAGTAGCTAAAGGTGAAGAACTTTGGATTTTAGATGATGAATTAAAAGAACGTCTATCTAAACGTGATGAAATGTTTGCAGCTAAACAAAAACAGTCACAAACTAAACCTTTCAACTTGGAAGGTTTATACGAAGAAGTGCTAACAAGAGAACAGTTGTTAAAATTAACTAAACCACAGTTAGCTCAATATGTATTAGGTGAGATTTCTGTTGATGTTGATGATAATGGAAAATTAGTTATCACTGCTCTTGACAATAGTGTACCAGAGTAATATACTTAGCCTCAGTCGAAAGATTGGGGCTTTTTAATTTGTAGGAGGGAATAGTGAAGAACATTGCAGTTGTTTGTAACAATTTTGTCGAATGGCGACACTTCGTAGACACGTTACAATTTACATTGTCTAAAGACAATAAGCCATACAAAGCTGTAGCAGCGTCTATTATTGACATTGAGAAGCAAGTGAAGTATATCCTAGTACATAATTCGTATCAAGGTATTGACAATATGTGCGGGTATAAAATCAGTGACTATCTAACAATGGCTAGTATTGTCGATAATGATGTACATGAATATTTAATGACTAATATGAGAGGAGAATGAGATGAGTAAAGTAATTATTTTGAATGCACCACCGTCTAGTGGTAAGGATATTGCAGCAGATTGGATTGTAGCAAAATATGGCGCACAGCATTTACGTTTTAAAGACCAATTGTATCGTGTAGCTGCACAAGTTGCTGATATTGATTTAGACTGGATGATTACTTTAGCTACAAGTCGTGAACTAAAGGAGGTTAACTCCATTTACCTGAGATTGAATGCTCTCGATGTAAGTCCTCGCCAATGGCTTATTCATTGTTCAGAAAATATCGTTAAACCTTTATTGGGTAAAGATTTCTTTGGTAAAAGTTTAGCTAATTCTATTGAATTAGATTTAGTTGTGGTATCTGATGGTGGATTTGCTGAAGAATTGGTTCCTGTATTAACAGCAGGACACGATGTTTACGTGTTGCGTATTGTTCGAGATGGGTATACATTTGAAGGTGATAGTCGTAACTACTTTGAAACTTCACCACTATATAAGACTATCCTGATTGAAAACAACGGGACATTAGACCAATACCAAAATAAAATTTACAGTGTTATAGATGGTATTGTTGGTATTTCTGGATTGAGTGGTGCATTATGACACTAAACTTATTCATAGCAATCTTTGCTGTAAACTTTGTGTACGTGATGCTAAAATCAATGCAACAAAAATCCGTAGTTGCCGACAAAAAGCTATTCATTGTACCAACATCTATGGCAATGGCAGGTTGCGAAACATTTATGATTGGAACTATTGCTACCCTTGTAGTAGCTAGTGGTTCTTACTGGGCGTTTATCCCTGCTGGTCTTGGTGGAGGTACAGGGTGCTTAATTGGTATGGAACTGTTTAACAGATTAAACAAAGGAGAAACAAAATGAGCGAACAAATGCGGGAAGATTTTACAAAGTTTGCAAATCACTGGCGTTATGATTTGACACTTGATGAAAATGATTTTTATCAGTGTGCTGTAACCCAAAGAGTTTGGGATTCTTGGAGTTCAGCATGGCAAGCTAGCCGATCGGCGATTGTTGTTGATTTATCAGACTTATGCGAAGCAAGCTACACATATTCAGGTACTTGCTATAAATCAGATGTTGAATATCGCTTAGAACAGACAGGAGTGCCATACAAATGAGCCACTACGACACCTTAAGAGAGTATATGATTATTCCAGACGATAAAGAAACTATCCGACAGCTAGAACTCCGCAACAAAGAGTTGCAAGAGTATACTAAAGTGTTGGAGAATCAGATCGATAGTTTGTTAAAAGCTAATAAACTCTATCGTGAAGCATTAGATGACTATAGAAATGAAAAAGCCCGCATTTAGCGGGCTTTTGTTTATCTAAATTCCAGAGGATAACCTAACAATCATATAACTAACATCATACACTTGGAAGTTACCACTGCCTGATGAGAATTTAACCTCTAAACCATTATTAATTAAATCTTGTCCGATGAATAAGGGTACTGATACAGATACAAATTGTTCATTGTTAGCTGCTTTAGGTACACCGAATGTTTGAGCATTTATCGGGTTGAATCCAAATGTAGGAGCTTCCAATAAAACATCAGCATGTCCATTCTGACTACTGCATTTAGCTTTAAACCGTATTTCAACTAAGAATACATCATTCAGAGTAGTTGGAGTGAACTTCTGTAATGTGTAATCATAATTTATAACTAAATCTCTACCAGCTTGATATGAGATGTTGCTTGATTGGAACGTTATTTTAGATGTAGAGCCTTGGTTCACCACTAAAGGAGATGCTGAAGTATAATTACCTAATTGAAGAAACCTCCAATCCCCATTAGCAAGTATGTTATCTACTCTACGTTCCCTCCCTGTGGCCCATGACATTAAGTAATATAGGATTTTACGGTACTGCATATTATAGACCTAAATACACAAACTCTGTTTTAGCAGAGTATGCAGGTAAATGCGCTGTTTGAGCAACACCACCGTTAATACTTGATGTTGTATAACTGTGAGTGTGTGTTGAGTTGGCTGTACCAGAAGTTTTTATAGGTACGTTGATGGTGATAGCATGACTATGTAATGTACTTGCGTCAGATACGGCTCTGTCTATACCATCTAGTGCTAGAAATGAGTAATCATTCCCTGCTAGAGCCGCCCCATTATCAGAAACAACTGTACGTGCTGAAGGGAAAGAAATTACGTTCGGATTAGTCACATCCGTAGCATAATCAGCAGCAGTATTCTCTGAGATAGTATATGCAGCAGTAGTGTGGGTATGGCTCGCAGACTCATTACCAGTGTTGCCAGTTAAGGTAAAGTTAGGTAATGCCGATCTAGCGATGTTATTATTACCACCAATAGTACCAGAGGTAATTGCAGAACTGGCAGCTAGAGGAAATAGACCTTTAGTATTAGGTATACTGATAGTCCAACCTAAAGTAACAGCAGCAGCTTGAGTTGTTGTGCTGAAGCTAGAAACTAGACGACCATCTAGTATGTACCAACCATCATGGTCAACCGTCTTGTAACTAAATTTAGTATCACCGATAATAGCGCCAACGATAGCGTTACTGCTAGCGTTCTCTAAAGTAGTTACTCGCACATCCAAACCTGTCACTGGATGACTTACTGCTGTGTTTAAAGTAGTAACTGTATTACTGACAGTGACTACTTGTGCTTGCGTTGCTAAATATGTTTTCATTGTTAAACTCCATCAGTCCAGTAGATACCGATATCATCAATTCCGAAGAACCCCTCTACTAAAGTATTGTCGTGGATAGTCTTGATTTGCTTTTGGTTGTAGTCCCCTATTGCCGGAACGACAGCACCATTACGTCCTTTGAAACTAACAACATTAGTTGCTACAACGCCAATCTGTTTCCAATTAGCTTCTACAGAAGTATCTTGATTAGCTTCAATACCATAAGTGAAACCACTATCTTGTTGGATAGCTAATAACGCACCAGTGGATTGAGGGGTAGTTAATCTCCCTGCTTGGTTAGCTACAATCTTAATTCCAGTAGGAGATACCGCAACTTCAGCTACACCGTTGCCATCAATACTTAAAGTGGTTCCTAGTTTAATAGTACCTGAGATGGTTGGAGAAGCTACAGGATAATCTTTGATTGCTGCACCACTCAAACGGTCAGCACCAGTAAGTGTTTCCAGAGTTCTAGCAGTTAAGGTGATGTTACCTTCATGTAGAACTCTTTTATCCGAGAAGGTACGGTAATAAGATTCACGATACGGTTGTGTACCATCAACGTTAGAAGCTACACGCAAGAATGCACCATTAGGTTTCTTGATAGTTGCTTTGAATTGTTGACCATTGAACATCCATAATGGATACTTAAAAGGAACACGAGCCTTAACACCATTCACATAATTAGCATCAAACTCAAATCTACTGATCTCTTTGTTATTGGATGTTTTTGTTACAGTGAGAATTAGTTTACCCGAATAAGTTTCTTTTGGGAAAAGGTCTATATACAGAAAAACAACATCGTCGGAACAAGTAAATGAACTGTTGTAATCGATGGTACTAGCACCAAGAGAACCTGCAAGTTGTACCATTTGAATGTTACTTGCGTGTACACGAGCAGACTGCTCAACTACTTGAATACCGTCTGCACTAATAGCCCCCCAACAAGGGTGCCAAGCTAATGTACTATCTTCGTTCTTGAAGATAACATTCTCATTCGCACTACCTATAGAATGTAGTTCTCCTAGATGAATACTACCTGTACCAGTAGACACACTGTTAATGATCCAACTACCATACTCATCAGCCTCTTGAATGATAGTACTACCTTTCAGTAACTGAAGTTTCCCGTCCCCACTGAGTTGATATTCAAATGGAGCAGGAATACCAGTGCTAGAGTTTACAGCATTAAATTTAGCAACATTAGGTTGTTCTGGTGTCCATGTTGCGCCGTTATCTGTAGACCATCTCCAATATTTATGTGTAAGACTGTTTAATGTGGAAGTCCAACCAGTGAGACCATCAGCAGAATAGTTAATTATTAATGATGGCGCTGGTTCACCTTGTTGTCCTTGGATAATCACAGAGGTGTCTACCCAAGTACCACTGATCCGTTTTTGTAGCACCCCTGCTGTAGATATATTTAAATCTTCAACTAACTCTGAGGGATTGTTAGAGAAGTATGTGTCCCTTGCTGTAGCGTTAGCGAAGATTTGGTCATTCCGCACAGAAAGACTACCACCTCCACTACCACCTCTACCTAGTTTAATACCCATTACTTATTTCCTTATTAGTCAGAGACAATTAAACGGAGGGTTTTATTTTGTTCAGCAGGACGTACCCAAATCTTCAATGATCCTGAGTCAATTCTAGCAATAGATAGGTCTTCGTAGTTTGGGGTAAATAACACGATACCGTCAGTGCGTACAGGTTTAGTAGATGAATCTACCATATATGCGTTACAAGATGAAATGTTTTGAATTACAATCGCTGCTCCAACGGCAGCACCAGACAGAGTATTTAGATCTACCCAGTCATCAATAGAACTAACAACAGTCGTATAGACAGCCATAATTTATTCCTTTTATTTTAGCTAAAATATTGTGTAAATATACTTGACATACAGCGCAACGTATGCCTACTGCAATATTATCAGTGATTTACTAAAATGCAACCGGATTTTAGATTAAATTTGTAATTTATATCTTGCACACAATACGGATTCGTGTATAATAAATCCTATCAAAACATGAAGGAGAAAATAATGTATAAGAAGAAAGCTATTGAAGTGGTAGTTGTAACCTATGAGGAATATGCACAAGATACTTTTGTCTACCCTAGCAAGTATTGCATTCGTAGTTGGGATGGTACATTTATCTTCTATAAAACTAGCAAACGAGTATTAGCACAAGAAGCCGTTGATGCTGAGTATGGGTCTGGTATGTATTCTATTCGGGAGGTGTAATATGAAGAACAAACATAAACGTCAATTCCTTAACAATTACAAATGGTACGACTACAGTTTCTTGCTGATGGCTATGGAAGATTGGTTAGATAATGCTTCTAAAGTTACAATGAAAAAAGGTACGCACCTTAATGCTGATAAGGTAGCTAAGAAGATGAAGATTTGTGCTGAATTGTGTAAACGTGTATGGGAAGATGACCCACAGAGGAATGAAGTATTCACTGAAAGGAATTACGCGGGCGGTTGTACTACAGAACGACATAGTTACCATGAGAAACGCAGAAAAGCAAATTTGAGTTTGCTTACAACTATGCTGAATAAACATTTATTAAGTTTTTGGGATTAGCTATGAAACCATCACTAGAAAATAAATGTTATTCTGATTGGCGTAGACGAGAAGCGTATGCTATCCCTGTCACAGAAGAAGGGCAACGTAGGGCAGAAGAACGCTATACTGAATTTAAGAAAGGATGGGAATATGGATTACGTCATGCTGTATTCCTAATTGAGCAAGAACACAAAAACAGTAAACATTTACACAAGTTTTATTTATTGTTGACAGAGAAATTAAGAGAGGAAATGAAGAATGAACCTCAACAACCAAGCTAGAGTAGCGTATAAGCAATCACCATCTAGTGCTGTGTATTACGTAGTATTAGCTAGTTACCTTTACTATGTGAGGTTTGAGAGTGTTCTAAGTGATGATGTCTTTGATAAAATGATGAAACTAATACTTGACAAAAATATCAGACATAGTAAACTCTCACATCTCATTACAGATGATGATCTGCGTGCGGGTAGTTTGTTTAGATTGAGAGCTACAGATTACCCAGATTTTATTATCGACCAAGCAGAGAAGATTTTACGAGGAGTGAATAATTGTGTTATACAAGAGTTGGAATAATGATGTTAGTGCTGCATACGATAACTGGATTAGTTATGATGCTGAGGGTGAACGTGCAGCTTACGAAGAATTTAAATTTGAGAGTGATATGTTGTGGATTGAATCTATGATTCGCATGACACATCCACACTTAGATGAAGAAGCTATACATATCCTTGCACACGAACGCTATGAATCTAAATTCTACGACTATACAGAGTTTTGATGTAAGCTATTTATCTTACAATTGATAATGTAATCAAATTTAATTACAAAGGAGAGAATATGAAACGAATGAATGAGATTTTTGAGTTGCCGATTGATACTGTAGCAGCTTTTACTTATGGCTTTAACACCATAGCTGAAGCACATAAAATCGGAAGGTGTCTTTCAGCCAAACACGCAGCAAGCGCGTCAACGTGGTTGATTGCGCTTGCTGATGCTTTGGAATCGCTGTCGCCGCAAGTTGGTAAGGTTTACTCAACAAGCAAAGAGCTTGGCAATGCTGAAGATGTTGCGAGTGCAGCATTGGCCGCTTATCGAGGTGCGAAATGAAGTGGATTAGTGTTGAAGATGACCTACCTGAATGCGATGTTACCGTCTTGGTCTACTACGGTGAACCTGATGTAGCTTTTGAGCTTGACTATATGGACTTCGATTCGGATACAGGGGTAGAGTATTGGGTTAACTCTGGCGATGGTGTTACCCATTGGATGCAGTTACCGGAATCACCAGAAGGAGAATAAAATGAATCTAACATTTAAAGTAAAAGATAGTAAAGAATACTACGTCATTACCAAGTCAGACCACTATGGTTATAACTTGACGCATCATAAACCAACACTGAAGGAAGATGCTAAGAAAGAGTTTACGCAATCTACTCTATTCTATGCCAATCTCAATCAGATTGCAGATAAGCTTTCTTGGGTTGTTTTGGAAGGTAATACACTTGATGATATTATTGTATCACTAAGTAGCACAGCAGAGAATATTGCTAAAACATTAAGTAAGGAGAATGTATGAAAACTATCGCAGTAGATATTGAGTTTGATGCTTTGAATGAAATTATTCGAGATGATTTAATTGGCCATTTTGATAACCATGAAGATGGTGATATTGAATTACAGAATGCTTTGGCTAGAGTGATTAAGTATTATTCTACAGAAAGACAATGGAAACAATTTCAGAAAATTCGTGGAGTATAATATGAACATTAATAAATCAAGTTGGCATTTTAAACTATTAGATATGTTAGATTTTAAACTAGTACGGAAACTCTGTAAGGGAGGCACCGTAACATTATGTCAATACTTCTGGAATGTAATAGGTGCTGTCTTACTAGGTATAGTTACTGGAAGTGTTATCACATTCTTAGTGATAGGTGGTTTGTTTATTGCATCCACTATGTTAAATGGATTGGTAATATTCTTTGGAGCTAGTTGGCTCCCTATAATTGAAGCTAGTAGTTTCTTGTATATTAATCACGGTGTGGGGTTATTCCTAGCAACTCTTATGGGTATAGCTTTTATCTGGCAAACAGCTATTGACCAAGTAAATGCAGGCTTAATTGTACCGCACTGGCTTAAGCTTCCTAAGCGAGTGGTTGCTAAACCTGAGAAAGAAGGTAAACCAAACATCTTGTTTGAGTATGTTAAAGCTAAGAAGAATAAATTTTGTCCAGTAGTGCGATTGGAGGATTAACATGGCGATTAAATATGTACTTCAAGATTTAGAGTCGGGTGAATATCTTAACTGTTATTTCGATGAATATGAAATTGATGAGATACAGTATAGTGAATTAGTTGCTTATGTAACCGAATTAGAGTTTGTTGACATTTACGACACTTACCATGAAGCTGAGTATTATAAGAATTCGGTTGGTGCTGAATTTGGCTATGATGTAGAAATTGTGAGGATTGATTGTGAATAAAATCTACACAGGTATAGGGAGCAGGGAAGTTCCTGAAAATGTATTTGAAGCTATGTCCACTGAAGCTTATCACCTAGCGGGTAAAGGTTACACACTTCGTTCAGGTGGCGCTAAAGGTAGTGACTCTGCTTTCCAATGGGGACATGAGTGCTATTACAATGATATTAATGCGGTAATCACCAACCAAGAGATTTATATTCCTTGGGTGAACTTTAAGATGGAAGAATACCTAAGTACAAGTAGTAATATAATCCCTCAACACCTGAACACCGCATGTATGGAAATTGCAGCCAGTGTTCATCCACATTGGGAGAGGTGTTCTGCTGGTGCCAAGAAGCTACACGCTAGAAATGTTTGTCAAATTCTAGGGGATGGTTTATTCCTACCATCAGACTTTGTATTATTCTATGCTAAAGAAGTCAATGGTAGCGTACAAGGCGGTACAGCTACCGCAGTGAATATTGCACATAAGTTTAATGTACCAACAATCAATATGTTTTATCCAGATTGGTCAGATAAATTAGAGGAGCTTGGATTATGAACGAACAAGAGATTCAAATCAAGATAGAATTAACACAGTGGGCATTTAACAACACACGTAGTATTACATATTCAGATTTAGTTAATGCTGAAGCGAATCACGAATTCTCTTTTGTCATTGACACTTTATATGAATACTTATTGGAGCATGATTTATTATGAAATCCCATGAACTAGCACAATTACTACTATCTCTCCCAGACATGGAAGTAGGTATTATTCACTATGATTCAGAGTTTGATGTAAAGTGGATTAATCTAGTTGATGGAGTTGAAACAAACAAAGTTGAGGTGGATGGTGAGAAAATCTTAGTATTCTCACAAGAGAGTCGTTTTATTCAAGATAAACAATTCAACCCTAACGATGATTTTGACTTATTAGAGATTGACTTCTTGTTAGAGGATAAAGAAAACTACTGGCGAGTGAATGAAGATTGCCTAACTAATCAATTGTATGCCCTATTCCAAGGTAAGTCTAAGTATAATGAGTATCACATACCAGATGATACGATAGTTAAGTTAACACTTGGGTATGATGCTGAAACATGGGAACCTTTCATTATTAAAGCATCTATTGAGGGTGCTAAGGAATACATCCTACAACACTTCAAGTTAGAAATTGAAGATAATGCGTGGTATTGGTTGGAGGCTAAGAGTGAATAGTATTACAGTGCAACCAAGCGAAGACTATGGCACATTAATCAAACAGTTTAAAGCTTTACAACGCTTGTTAGAGTCTAAGCAGAATCAAGTAACACTGCTGAATGACTCAGTGCGTACATTACAACGAGAATGTTTAATTTCACAACAAACAGTTGTAGACTTAGATGCACTACGGGAAGTTAATCAGGAGTTGACCAGTCGAGTGTTAGAGCTTGAACAAGAAGTTGAAGATTTAAAATTTGATATTAAGGCTATATTCCAGTAATCTATTGACAGCAGGATCACTTTCGGGTATCCTGCTGTTATTGTTTTAACAGAGGAGATAAATTATGGGAATTAAAGATAATTACTTTGAGGCGGATAAGACTTACGTAGCCACCAAAGCTACTACGTTGTGGGGTCATTTTTCTTTTATTGAATTAGAAAGAGGTAACATTATCCATGTAGAACTGGATGAGGATGACCATCAACTCTACCTGATACAGTGTGGGTGGAATAGTATTACTGTTAACCCAGAACACTTAGCTAATGATTTTGAGGAGATTGAATAATGAATGCAAATACACCAGCGCAACCGTTTCAGGAAGTACGTCAAATGTCTGGGTCATCGGTAACTAGTTGGGTCAACCACAAAGGATTAACTAAACGAGAAGAATTATCTGCTCGATTTGGTGCAGCGTTATTACCTGTGTATTTTGATACAGTAGACCAATATGAATCATCGGAAGCTATGGTGAAGTGTTGGGCTGAATCAAGTGTAGAATTTGCTGATGCTTTGATTAAGCAGTGGGGGAACAATGAGTAAATTATTTTTATTAATATTACTGGCGGCTGTTGTAGGGTGTGAGCCAAACAACACTCCACGTAAAGATGTGTGGAAAGGTCAAGAGGTTTGTACGTTGATGCTTGTTGCGTACAGAACATCAAAACATTCCAAATATTATATGGAGGAAGTGTCTACTGGTACTTTATTTTACATGACAGGTTTAGGTGGTAGGCGGATACCTACAATACCTCTCGGTGCAACAGTTAAGAGTAGATGTGGTTACAATTCTGATAAACAAAGGGTTACTGAATTTTATAATTACAAGGAATCTATAGTTACTTATACTTCAGGTACAAAAGTAAATACGTTAGCTGGTTACGAATATTTGTTTAATTAAAGGGTGGGAGAACAACATGAGAGATATTACTTACGAAGTTCACATGATATTTTATTTTGGTTATGTATTACCTGCTATACTGTTCTTCATATTATGTTGTTGGGATACACTCGATACCCATGATAAACTCACTATTGGGGATTTAATGTTCGCAATACTAGGGGCTATTATCCCAATTATGAATTGGTACAGTGCAGGTGGTATTATAACCCACTTAATCCAGAAATACGATTTAATCCGTTGGGATTTTGTAATATACAAGAGGAAGAAATAATATGGAAGCGTACAAACCTTATAAAATAACATTCGATATTCTATTAAAATCTACAGATCCGTATGACCATCCAGAAGGTACAATGATTTACGATGGGTACACAGTTACAGGTATGAGAATTCATGTTGTTAAAGAAGATATGGACGCTCCTGTTGTGTGGAATAATGCTTTAATTATTAGTGAGAGTATGTTAGGAGAAACGATATGCAACTAATTACAATGTTAAATGATTTTGAAGCTGTAACATCTGGTGATGTTATGATTATCCAATTACCATCGAGTCGTAAATGGGATATTGATGGTAAACGTATCGAAACATTTTACGGGAAAGGTACACAAGTATCTGTAGCTAAGGACGCTGTTATTAGTACAGTAACATCAGCACAACGGGTACTAAAACATTACGTCAATGGGGATTCAGAAATCTCTAGTGAACTTATGAATGCGTATCGTGCCGATTTTGATTATGGTGATAACTACCCAGACTTAGAAACAGAGTTTCAACACCGTAAACTTCTAGCTGATTTAGATAAATATACTCCTGTTTATGAGGAAACTCCTGAAGTTTTAATCCCAATCGAATACAAAGTGATTGGTGAGTTTACAGATACAGGTAGTGACTATATTGAGACAGCATTGACATACGGTAAAGGTAGATTCTATAACAATGAGATGTCTTTCTTTAAACTTAATGTCACTGGATTGCTAGGTAATGAGTTACAAAAGTTTGCTAAAGAGAAAGGATTGACGTTCTCTAACTCTACACACTCAGGTTTCCGTTATGCACAAATTAATGGTGTATATGTATCAGAGAAAGCTTGGGAAACTCGTTTACAAGAAGGTAGTACACAGTATCACCCAACGTTAACATCAGCTAATCAAGCAGAACAAACATTAGTTGGTGAATTACGTCAGATGTTGAATGCTAAATTCAATTATAGTAAACTAGATGGGTTGTTGGTTAATGAAATTTATGATGATTTAAATCGCATCAAAGGGTATGTTCGAGATCTGGAAGTTAAGGTTAAATCTGATAACACTAAACGTTTAGCTATCAATGCTATTGATAAATTGCAGACTAAATTGGGAGAGAATAAATGATTATTTTAGGTTGGATTGGATTTTTCTTTCTGTTTGCTTTAGTTTTAGCCATACTAGCTAAGGGCAGACATGAAACCCTCTTACAGAGCTTTAAGAGGGCTACAAAAGCTTTATTATTTGTTATCTCTTTTATCGGATTGTGTGGTGTTCTTGTATTCTTCATGTTGATGATGGTTGTTGGCACATTCAAACACGAACACGTAAACAAACCTACAATCTTAGTTTGTAACAACACCACTGTAGCAGAGTCAGTTAATGGGTTTGCATATAACAGTAAAGGTGGTGCTTACGAAGATTACCGCAACAACCTAACATATACACCACGACAAGGTGAAGTGTGTAAGGAATTATTGAAGGAGAGCAAATGAAGAGAATAATCAAACATCATCAAAACAACATATCGCATAAGATAAAACTCAGCAAGCAATCAGATCAGTTACTAGAACAGGTTCGTAAGAAGATTCAGACGTTGTTTCTGTGTAAAGATAAAGTCCATCACTCTGATGCACCATTCTTTGAAGTTAAGCATAGAGTGATTCGATCAAAAGATGTTTGGTTCAGTCGAAATATTAAAGGTAAGTGGAAGCGAGTAGATTATGATACATACTCAGCTACTGGGTGCATCATCAAGAGAAAGGAGAGTAGGTAATGATTATTAGATTAACTGGCCAGACTGGAAAAGATATATATATTAATACTAATCAAATAGTTTGGTTAACATTCGCTGACGTTTACGAGCATAAGGGTTCTCGTATTGTATTTGCAACAGGTCTTTATGTTGAAGTTAGGGAGACTCCAGACCTAATTAAATCTATGATTCCGAACTGAGGGGGGCGAGTAATGACAGAACAAGAGTTTTACCAAGCAATAGATGAAGTATTCTTGAATACAAACGGAATAGATATCCCTTATATTGGCAGAGGTTTTTACCAAGACGGTATGATGATTGATGGGTATATTAGTTATAAGGATTTAATTAAACTTGGTGAAGTTGTTAAACAATATGTGGAGGGTAAATAATGCCGTGTTCAGATTCAAATATTAGTGGTAAAGAAGTAGTTTATGTCGAGACAAAGAGTATGGCTGACCGAGAAGTGGAAGCCAGAGAGCAAACACTTCGGGCTGAGATTTACAAACTAACCAAGGATAAGGAATGGTTAGAGGCAGCATTATGTGCTACAATGAACGAGCTAGAAGTTCGGGGTATTGCACCGCAAGTAATGGCTGAAGCTTCTCGGAATGGTCAAATAGACTTAATGACGTTCTGGTCAGACCATGTAGAATCTGATGAAGCTAGAATTGCAGCCTTTGTTCATCGTAGCTTCTCTAAAGATGAGCAGAAGATATTGAAACGTTTGCTGTTGGATGAGGGTGAATAATGGAATTATTGATTGCGTATTTGGTAACTATTGTGTTAGCTATATCTCTATCATTATATGATGACTTGCAGTACATAGGAGAACTAACAGTGAGACTTATCCTCATCACAATATTTGTAGCGATTATACCACTGTTTAATTTAACACTTATTATAGTTAGTGGTTGTAGGATTGTTCAACGTAAGTTAACACCGAACTATAACAGAATATCGGACATATTAGACACTGTTGTTTATCGGAGGAATAAATAATGGCTACATCAAGTTTTGATAATAAATTCATCATTGAAGATGGGGAATCTTTGAATCAATTTGTTAAGGATTTGTGTTCACATAAATCTAAAGCTAAAGATTCAGAAAAGGTTAGTGAAGAAGCCGCTAAGAATTTAGGGTTGACGGTAGATGACTTGAAGGTCTTAGCTCAAGATAAAGTACAATGATATACATTTCACTAAAAGATAACAGATGGGTGTGGGTAAATAAAGAACACATTGTTGCTATCTACAGACTATCTGAGGGTCTATCTGGGTATAAGATTAAGATGACTAACTCTGATTGTTATATTGTTACAGAAGATGTTGGTAATAAAATATTAGATTTGTTTGATTTAGAATAATCATTTGACATGGATGTCATTGCTTGTTATTATGCACATGGTAAATTTTTAATTAGGAGAGATATATGAACTTAGGTTTTACACCAACACAAGAACAACAAGATATTGTCAACGCAGCAGTCGGTGGTGACAATATCACAATCCAAGCATATGCTGGTGCATCCAAGACAACAACCTTGCTGATGACCTCCTACGAGCTTGTAAAGCCTAGTTTATACATGGCATATAATAAAGCAATGGCAGATGAAGCTAAAGCTAAGTTTCCAGACCACGTTGAAGTAAGAACATCACACAGTTTAGCTTATGCACACGTAGGTAATCAATACAGACACAAGCTACAACGCCCTCGTGGTGCATATAAGAATTTATGTGGTACAGGTGGTGAGATTGGGAGACATTACAAGATTTCTTCTATCGAACTATCCAATGATAAATTTATTTCTAGTGCAGCAATAGGTTTATGTGTACGTGATACAGTAAATCATTTTGAGCATTCTGCTGATAAATTTATTACAGAGGAACACATTCCGAAACACTTTATTAAGGATTTTAGTAAGCGTAAAGGATTTGTGGAAGCAACATTTAAGAAATTAGTATTAGGATATGCCAAGAAGCTGTGGAAAGAACGCTCTGATATTAGCAGCCCTATCCTTTGTACACACGATACGTACATGAAGTTATTCCAATTAAGTAAACCAAAGCTAGAAGGCTTTGAAGTAATTTACCTCGATGAGGGACAGGATGTAAATCCATGCTTATTAGACATCTTTGTAAATCAAGATTGTCAAAAGATTTTAGTAGGCGACAATTACCAATCTATTTATGGATGGAGAGGGGCTGTCAATGCTATGGAAGCATTAGATTACAAAGAATTATACTTGACACAATCATTTCGTTTTGGTCAAGAGATTGCTGACTTAGCTACTCTAGTATTGAGAGATAAACATTCAGGACAATTGAATACCCAAGTGAAAGGCTTTGATGAAGTAGCATCATCCATAACATCGGATACACGCGATATTGAATACCCATACACTATCTTATATCGTACAAATGCTACATTGTTAGCTGAAGCTGTAGAGTTAATTAAACAAGGTTTCAAACTCAACATTGAAACAGATATGACAGATTTTGTAAAGCTATTGACAAGTGCTTTAGCTTTATTCCAAGGAGATACTAAATCTGTTAAACATGAGAGTATCATTCCATTCAATTCATGGAGTGAATTAAAGATAGAAAGTAGTTCTAATCCAGAGCTAACACGAGTAGCTAAGATTATTACAGATGGAGATGCTTTAGAATACATTCGTGTTCTGGAGACACATTACAATGTAACAGATCCACAAATTACATTAACAACAGCACACAAGAGTAAAGGTAGGGAATGGGACAGAGTAGTATTAGCTGGAGACTTCCCATCTAACTTTGATGCTAAAGGTAAGTTCATTGGATTGGATACACAAGAACGTAATTTAGTGTATGTAGCTACAACACGAGCTAAACATAAACTTTATTACAATAGCACAGTAGAGGAATTCATTTCTTTACGTGGTAAGAGTGGTGTCAATCTAGGCAATCAACACATGATGAAGCTGCTAGACCGTAAACTAAATAGTAATGTATTCGGTGAACACTCATTCGATGTAGCTGGTGAATATGAAGACGATGGCTTAAACGGATTCAAGATTTAAACATACACAAACAAATAACCCCGCAATAGCGGGGTTCTCTCATTTACATTAAGAGGAAATATCTTGACAAAAGAAGAAATACAAGAGTACCTAGCTGGTCTACCTAAGAATAGAATAAGGGAGTTACTAGCAGAAGCATTAATACCGGAAGGTGCTACATTCAAACAAGCTCAAACAGAAATAAACAGAACAGTAGATGTCATGAAAACAAAGATGTTCTCAGAAGTGACAGATACATTAAAACCTAGATTTGATGATACCATGTTGATGGATGCCTTATCTTATCAATTGACAAATGAATCTATCCCTGCTGATGTATACTCTTATGTTCAAGAGGTGTATAACAAAGATGATGATTGGATGAAAGTAGCAAGACATAGCCCATTAACAGAAAAGGTAGTTAAGAAGGTATCTGTAGAGTTATTTAAAACAGATTATGAAATAGTAGATAAAGCTAAGGAGAAAGGATTGTCAATTAAAGATGCAATTAGAAAAGGTAAAACTCCTAGTCAACAAATAAGAAGTGTACATAAACACATTACTCTCAGTGATAGGGTTGATGCCTTAGAAGCTAAAGTAGCTGAATTAGATTTCAGACAGACAGTGAGTGAAATGAAGGTTGAACAGATAGGTAATCATTTATCGCTACAGTTAGATCCTAATAGAGTGTTAGCAATAAAGCTAAAACAAGCAGGATACACACAAAAAGAAATATCAATAGAGCTTGGTGTCACTACCAGAACTCTTAGGAATTGGTTTAAGGAATTAAAAGGGAAAGAGGAAACCTAGAACATTTCCGCTTTTTTCCGCTTTTTAAGTATGTTTTCTATAGATATAATATAGAAATATTAAATCCCTCAATATAGACAGTAATGTGATGTTACTGTCTTTTTATTTATCCAAATACCTACACACTCCCTTATTGATGCACTACTCCTGTATTACTCCTATAAAATATCAACTATCGTATTGTATTTGTTGCTAAATATCCGTAATTATCCACTAAAATATCGTTGCAACAATATGCACCAATAAGGTGCAAATATCAAGACAATCCACTTGAATTATCCAAATATTTCCTGATAACTAAAAAATAAAATATAAAAACACTCAAAGCCTTATCTTTCTAAGGATTGACAGCAGAAAATATCATAACTTTAGTTATGGATTACCCTGTTATTCTACTTGATGTTAAAGTGTGTATGTTGGTTTAACACACCAACTATCCCCTATGAATAAACCTTGAATAATTCTAAAATATCAGAATAAATATTCATTTTATGATGTTTTAGCCTATAACGTATATTATGTTAAATTGCCTATTATTAATTAAATTGAATATATATTCATATACTTATGCTGTCTATCAATAGCAGATAATCATTGCATAGGGTAGGAATTACTTGAGAACTCAAGTATCACGCAAGTATATACACTAGCATATCATACTGGTTTGATCAGTTGATTGATGGCTATAGTTGGCATGAATATTAATTAATGTTAGTGTTTAAACAATAGGAATAATACTGTATAAATAATTGACACAAGCTGTAAAGAAAGTTGACAACTATTGCATAGTAAATTGACAGTATATACATTGGTAATAGTGTAAAGAAAGTTGACAATTAATGTATAATAAATTGACAGTGCTGTATAAATAGTTGACAAATTAGCATTGCATTACTTGGCATGGTAATTGCTTATAGTGTTGATCATAGCCTTACATTATAGCTAGGCTTTACTAGTGATAAACGACAGTAAAACAAGGCAATATTGCATAATATGCAAGTTGTCATTGCATACAGCACTAAAACAGTCTGATTTATTCATGTTTTATGCAGTTTTTACGTGTTTTTGAGTTTGTCAGAATTTCAAAAATCAATTATAACCGCCCTAGAATCAATTATACGAGGTTTAGGGTAAAACCTAGGCCGATATATGGATTGCACTGAATACGTTTAACAGCGCTTATTTTAGCTATTTCAACTTTTTCTAATATACAACAAATTTTAGGTTGTTTTTACATCTTGGCATATTGTTTGCATATGCTGAAATTTAGGCAATATTTTATATTTTATTAAATGCCTTTCTATATACCTATTTTAAAGCGTATATAAAGCATTTTAAGCCCTTCTGTATACCCTACCCGTTACCAGTGTATTAGATAACATCAGATAAGCCTTTATAGGCTGTTACAGATAGGTTTTAATTGATTTTAGAATGATGTTTGAACGTGGGATATAACAAGGAATTTAAGCAATAAAAAAGCCCGCATTGCGGGCTTAGTTGTTTTTAGCTTGTTTTATTAATTTGTCTTTTCAGTTTTCAGAATAAACCAACCACCATAATAAGTATCAAAAGAATAAGTAACGTTGAAAATTTCATCAGTTGATAAATCGAATTTAACCACAGTAGCGAATCCGTATTCATCTTTAATTGATTCTAAAAATTTACTTGATACGCGGTTGAAAGATTCGCCGTATGTATCAGCCATTAACATTCCATACTGCCAAACAGCTTTTTTGTAAAAAACCTTTACTGTATTACGTTTACGGATCTTAACTACGCCGCAATTGTTACAACATAAGCCTTCATGCGTATCTGCAATGTATTGATCGTTGTTATCCAAGCAAGTGTGAGAAAATAAAGTGCATCCGCAGCCATCGGTTTTGCAAGCAGTTGATTTGATATTATTGTAATCTTTAGCCATTTTTAGTTACCTTGTTTTGTTAACGTTTTATTTACTTAGCGCTTGTTTTGCGCTTGCTGGTTTTAAGTATACAACTATTAGCAAGGTTTTTTGGAAAATACAGAAAAATATTTTTGTTGACAAATAAAAAAGCCCGCAATGCGGGCTTAGTTGGTCGGTTAACTTAGCTTATACAGTGTAATAGTCTTTAGTGCTAGGATATACAAAGCAAACCATTTGCCCGTCGAACTTGCTAGTAAATTTATAAGTTTTATTATCTATCCACCATTCACTACTATTAATACCATCTTGGCTTGTTTCAAGCTCGCAAGCTGTCAAACTATAACGTAACGCATTGCTATACTTTCTTTTGTTGAACTTGAATACAGCACCATGATCAAGCCCTTTTTGGTTAAACGTTATTTTCGTGGGTTAGTATAAACAGATCTTTTAATTCGTCAACTGTAAAACAAGCCAATAGCGCTTTTTTGTATTCTTTGCATTCTGTCCAACGGTCTTGTGACTCCTCACTTTTTTTGTATTCGTGGGCTTCAAGCCATTCTGAATAAGTAGGATAATCAATTGCTGATAACGCTTGTGCAATTTTATTGACTATTAACATTTTAAACCCCTTAAAAAATTGATTTAGGTTTTTTTGCTGGTTTGACAGCAAGCCAAATAACAACGGCGAAAATACAGAATAAAACCGTTTGTCCGATTTGAAAAGCGGTAGAAAGTAGATCTAGCATTCTAAGTACCTTTTGAGTTAATTAGCTTTATTACTTGCGCTAAATATAGACTAACGCAAGCTAAAAGCAAACTAAAATTATAAACCTAAGATCTTGTTTTCCCATTTTTCGATAATCGGATCTAAATGCTTATCAACTTTAGCGGTAAAATCATTTACCGATTGATCTGCTATACAGTCAAATCCGTCGTTACCTAAAACTATCATAAAAACGCCTAAGGTTTTGGCTGTAAAGATGTTTTTAACGATTACAAAACTTTCGTCGCATTGATTGACAGCCTTATAAACTTGGGTCGGGTTAGTGCAAGCAATAGAATCATCATCGCCATTTGGTCTAACATAAATAACAGTGCCTTGTGAATTATCAAGATCAAAACAGATCTTGGCTAGATTTTTAATGATAGCCTTTTCGCAAGCAATACGGTTTTTTAAGTTTTGCATTTTTAAGCCCTTCAACTAACCGTTGCACCTATTGCAACGGATTACAGGTTGAATACTAGATCAACTGCTTTACACTGTCAACTGTAAAGATTGAAATTTTTAATACGTATTTAAAACGCCTCTACAAGCTTTTGAGCGTATGCAATTTCTAGGCTATGGCATTGGATAGCTATTAACAACAAAGCCCCTTATCGGGGCTTGTAGTTCGTTTAATTGGCTGTTTTATTGTCCTGTATAGTTCAATACTTCTTCAGCCTCATTTAATTCAGCCTCATTGTGTTAGGGTGTAAAAATAGCTGCATTGATCCCCTGTATCATTGCAAAACAAAGCATATAGATCTTTATTATTTGTTACTATATAACATTCTAGCAAGCTGGCGGCTAATTCGAGACCTTTCATAACTTTACACCCCACCTACCCGCGTTTACACCTTGCAAAGCTTCTTTTGTTGTCGGTGCTTTCTTGTTTGTCTTACTTGCAAACTGTCTAGCCTGTTCACGTGTTTTAAAATAAAGTTTCATTGTGCAATACTCTCAGTATTGATACTCCGCAAAAATTGCTTATTGATCCGACCTTGCTGTTTTACATCTTGCTTGGCTTGTTTGCTTTTGTTCCGTTGGTCAATTGCTTGATCTGGATTGTATTTCCGATATGTTTTGCTCATTTTCTCTACCTTCTATTACTTCTTGTTATCAACAATTGCAGCCATTGCAAAAACCGCTTGTCGCCAGTACTTATCTACTGCAAGATCTTCTTTGCCGTTGATAATTTGCGTATTGTTTGATCCTAGCCAATCCAGAATTTGCCCGTTATAAAAAGGAATAGTGCAAGCTGAAGCAAGCCCCCTTAACCAATGATCCGCCATATCAAAACTAGTATGTTTCTCCAACATCCAGCCAAGCTCTGACAGAATTGTACTCTTTAAAAATGCCTTTTTCTCTGCATCACTTGCATTATCCAGATCAATACCGTAGCCGCTAGAATCGGCATTATCTAACAGCAATTGAGTGAAAACAGCACGAGAAGGGAAGTTAAAAGTTTTCATATATTACCTTTTTAAAGTTTGCCAATATTGGCGTTGTTTACAATTGACAACTATTTATTGTTGACACTTATCAATAGCCGCTATAGTAAACGGCTATTATTTAAAGATCAACTGAATTTTAAATCTCTTTTGCGTGTTACTTGTTCACAATTTGTAAAAACTGCAATACCTTGCAACTCTAATTTGTCGATGTATTGCCAAGGTTGCTCCGATTGTCTAGCCTCAAAACATGGGGTTTTAATTGCCTTGCTTATTTCATAAAGCCATTGATCCCCATATCCGTATTCGAAGTCGATACGCGCAATCTCTAAGCCATTATGCAAAGCAATGGCTGAAAAATACGTGTTGCCATTTGTACGTTCAAACCATTTACGACCAAGCAATTCTAATTTGTTAACCATGATAAAGCCCTTATTGATTAAAGTTCAATTCGTTATTTTTAGTATCAAAAGTTGATACTGTAACATACTCAAGATCTGCCAAGTTCACCGCCATACGTTCAAGCCCTTGTAAATTCTGCTTTTCACGTTCGACTACCTTAACAGCATTTTTAATTAGTTGCAAGCGATTAGTCATATTTTTATTCCTATTTTAACGTTACAAACTCAAAACTTAAACCAAAGTATTTATCTTTTTTCACTACTGCCAATGTATTATAGGCTTGCCAATAATCCTTACAGCAAATGCCGTTACTGTCAACACTATCTAAAACATTTTTTACACTTGATAAAAAATGCTCTCTTGTCATACCGCTACTGTGGCAGGCTTTTGCAAGTTGGTCAAGATGAAAGTTGTTAATCATGTTTAATTCTTTCCTGTAAGAGTTTCAACTCAAAAGCTTTGATCAGATTGCACTTTGCAAGATCCCACAATACAGGATCTTTTTGTAATATTGCAAGCTTTGCAAGTTGGTTAGCTTGTTTTGTGAAGTAATTCATTTTCTCAGTTCTCATAAGTTAAAACATTAGAATCAAAGTACCCGCATTGCACAGCTTTTGCAAGCTTATTGTAAACTTTTTTCGCCTTAGTCAGATTGTTATCATCAAAAGATAACCAGAATCGACCACCTGAAAGGTTATTAAACGGTAAACTAAAATCAGCGTTACGGTTAAAATACCGTACTTGGTAAACAGCGCCTTCATGGTATAATTCAACGCTAAATTGGTTTTTCTCATAGCGTTGAACGTGCCCACAGCGTAAAGCGTAAACCGTCAAAGAATTATCTTTATTTTTGAATTTATCTTTCATATCTTAAAACCTTACCAGTTAGTTAAACTAATTTGATGAATTTTAACTTCAAAACTTTCAACCTGTAAAGGGATAATTTCAAAATTTTCATTTACTGGTAAAAACTGATAACCGTTACCAGTAAAATGAGCATATTGTTTTTCTGTTTTACCGTCCGATTTTCTACGGATTAAGCGTTGATGTTTACTGATCATAAAATCACCTTACATTGTTTGAATTGAGCGCTTACAGTATCGCAAGCGCTTTATGTTGTCAATAAACTTTTAAACCTTTTACATCATAAACCGGATAAATTCCAGTATTACTTTGCTCATTACTTATTTGTTGTTTTGTTAGGTTATAGCATACATAATAACCAGCTTTAAAACTGCCAATTTTCACATATTGATCCGCATTGGTTACACTAAATGTAAAAACTTCTTTTGAGAATTTAGCATCTTTTAAAGTTTTCATCTTTTCACCTTTTATCAGTTGGCATTGTTTGCCGTTGTTTTGATACCGCTAAAGATACAGCAATTAAAAACAATTGCAAGCTTATTTATTAAAATTTATCAATTATTTTTATACGCTGTTTTTGCCTTAATAGCATTGTACGCGGTTATCAGATAATCGAATGCTTGTCAACTAGGCAACGCAGAAATAAATTTTATATTAGCTTTACGCTTGCGTAAACCTTGATATATGAATTTTATTTTCTGTAAAATCTTAGAGGTCTGTTGTGGTAGGGTTGCACTATCCGGTATAAATTTTCATAGGCCAAGGCTTGCAAAAGGCAATGTTGCCATTGAAGGGTGGATGGATCGTGACCAAGTTTTTGAATTCTCTACAAACTTACATATGTTGTTGAACTTTGGCGGGAAGACCGTTTCCCCAACTTTTTACACATGCTTTCAGTCCATGAACTTTACGTTTGGGTTCCATATTTAATATGGTCTTTATATCGAGGTCTCAAATTTTAGGCAATAAAAAGTTCTTTTTCTACAAAAGAAAAAGCCCCATTTAAGGGGCTTTGTTTGTAAGTAATACGTTGATATAGGAGAAGCGTAGATAATGTCTCTACGCTTCTCCTACAGCGCTTAAATGCTATTGGCGTTAGCCAATTTGCACCACTTGCCACTGTAGCTCAAAGATTTCTACAGGTTCTAAGAACACTTCAGTCCCTGTGCTACGTAATACAGCTTTATCTACTGTAGCTTCACGTTTCTTATTGTGCTTATCTAAAGCATTAGCAACATCACCTGTGATAAGCACTTGTTGAATTGTCTTATCATTGTCATGCTCTGTTACTACAGATTGTTCAAATACAATCTTCTCAGCACCTTTCAGGTTATTGTCATTGTCAATCAGCGTTAACGATACTTTACGAATACCCATTTTTGTTTCTCCTGTTTTGTTTAAATTAATAAAGTAAGTTGCCTCACTTGTCGAAGTTTTTGGTGTTACAGTAACACCTACTACGTAATTTGCACCAGCAATAACATGGTCTGGTGTGCCTACACGTTCACTTAGTTTTGCCATTGTACCCCCTTATCCACAACTTTAGTTGTAATCTTCACTATCAATACGTTTACGCAACAACTCTAAATTAGCAATCAACTCTTTATGATATGTCTTAGTTAGAGTTTCACCATTTTGCACCATACATTCTAGCTCGTCAAGAACTTTATTAGCTAAATCAGCAAAAGATTCTTTAACAATTTCTTCTACATCGGCAATCGCATCTTTATACACACTACTACGAGTGATAGCTTTGTATAATGTTTCTGTTTGTACCAATGCTACATTATTACCAAGCTTAGTCATCTCTTGGAATGTGTGAATATCATTAGTGACAAAAGCAGTGCCATGTTCATTTAAGAAATCTGTAGCTAAAGCATTATCGACATCTGGTGATGTACGCTGTGCGCTATCCCAATACACATTGCAGTTGCGTGTATCCAGCGTAGCTAGAGTAATAGAATCTTTAATCAACTCTACATCATTCGTAGCAATAATCAGCTTACTTGTCAACTCTTGTAAATCCCACTGTGATACTAGGTTACGATCTTGACAAAGCTTAACAAACTCAGGTTTGAAGTTGTAACAATAACTGAAGCTTGGGTTCTGACATACGTATAAATCACCTACATAAATCTCACCTGTATCTCCATTTACTGTTTCAATTAAGTCACCATACTTTGTACTATGTAATACTTCACGATCTTGGAATGCTAGACAACGGATCTTAATCTCGTCTAATGTCTCACTATCCAATCCATCAATGATTACAGAGAAGTTATTGTTTGGACGTTGTTTAGTTGTCTCAATAATTACCATGATGTCATCTTGATATTGGTCTGAGTATTCCCACACCGGAGTCCATAGAACATCATTGTTTTCAATCACAACAGTAGCTCCAAGATCAATCAACACCACCATTGACTGAAGCGAACCTACGCCAAATCGCCCACGTTTACTAGGGTCATTACGTTTATCAGATTTACCCATCATCAGTAGTTTATTACTGACTTTGATATTCTTGTTAGTGAGTACAATACCAGTATCAGTGAAAGAATACTCCCGTTCACCATCACTGTCTAACCAATTCTGAATGTATTCGGATACAGCTTTTGATGCACTCCAATGATCAAAACAGGTACGAGCAAAGTTAGTTACATATTTAGTCAATTTGGTTTCTCCTGTGTATATCTACCATAACAACCATAGAACAGAGTCTGCAAGACGCCATCAGCTTTCTTCTTATCTTCTTTCATAAGTTCAATGATAGCAGAGTTCTTATCAATGTACAACTCTCCAACTACTGAATGAATGTATTTAATTGTGTTATTGTGGTTCATTCTCACCCACCTGTTTAGCATATTCTAAAGCTGCTTGAAGTTTAGCTACTTCTTCCTCTGCTTCAGTTAACATCTTCTTACCCATCAATTCTAATTCTTGTGCTACACCATCTAAGAATAATTGTTTATTCTTATTAATCCAGATCGCAGCAGCATAGCTTAGTGTATCATTATCTACATTGTGCGTAGTTATAGTGTAGCAGCTACTACTTCCATAGTTACCTGTATAAGCTTCCAGATAGAATCTAAACTGTGCTGAATTAAATCGGTCTGAAACACCAGATTTAAATGTAAAAGCATGTTTATCAATATTCGTATTAGCTTTAATCTTTTCTAAATAACCAGTTAGGCTACCTTTGAAAGTTTTAGCTGATGATAGATGTTGTGACATCTTTGTGAATTTATCTAAGTTCATACCATCTGCTCCTCATTAACAATGTTATTGTATCTAGCTAACTGCCTACGTCTTACTTCTTCATCGTGTGCAGTCAGCAATGCTTGAATATCTTTATCACCTTGTAATGAACTCATTCTACGAGAATGTAGTTTGCGGTCATCACCTTGCATACCTAAGTTAACTAACTCCCAGACAGTTTTGTCTGGGTTATCTTTCAATAACTGAATTAAGTTCATTGTTTATCTCCACTAATTTAAATCAAAATGCAAATGTCAATCTGACCATATTTACCACTCATCAAATCTTTGCACCCCTTCTCCCTAGCAACCATTAGAGCAAAATCACGATCTCTCTCATAAATGTAGTGTTCCATTGCATTCATCTTAGACCCATCTTCAAAGTGATAAATGCAATTTAATACATCAACATGAACAATCTTTTTTAGTGGTGGTGGAACAATCATTGTTTACTCTCCGGCATAGGCAAGAAGCCTGCATCGTATAAATCACGAAGCACTTGATGCGCCTTGTTAAATTCAGATAGTGACGCAAAAGCTGCATCAACAACTATTTTAAAACATTCCTGTACGATTCCAACCATAACGACATCCAGTATCTTCAGACATCTTAGTATTGATGTACAATTCAAACATGCTCATACCCATCTGAAAGCGATATACAACTAACCACAATAGGTAATCAACATCACGTTCTTCATTAAAACCAGCAGTACGTACAGGTATTCCATGTTTACCAGCTTCTTGAATCAAAGCATTATAGAATGTGTTAATTAATGTGCTATCTCTTTGTGTTAATTCGCTCACTATTCCAACTCCGATAAAGCTAAGTCGAATAACTCTTTTGTATTAAGGTCGTTTTTCCACAAGCCTTTTGACGCTAACCAACCGTATAATAGACCATTAACTTCATCATCAGATACTAGGTCAAGGATTTCTTTTAGAGGCATCGGTTCATCTGCTGCCTTATTGAAATCTGAATGTAGTGTCGATAAGCACTTTTTAACTTCACCTAATAATAATTTACTCATATTTATTCTCCTACAAATTTATATACAATTGAAGCATTGAAAGACTTGACGTGGCAATCTTTCTGCTTCTGTGCTTTACAGGACAGATAATACGCTTTTCGTTTAGTATTGTCAACAACTTTAACAAACTCTCTGTTAACTGTCTCTGCTGGAATTACTGCTTGTGTCATTGACATACCAAACACTGATAACATAATTACTTGCTTCAACATAAATACCTCTTAAATAATAACTGCTGTCACTACCATAACACATTCTTCACCTTCAACTATATGTTGTTGGCATTCTTTAACAGCCTTTTGACCTTCTTCGTACAGCAAGGTAGCTGGCGTATTAATCATCCCTAACAACAACCCTAATGTTACACCAAGGATAGCCAAGAATGTAGCACGTTTACTAATGTTGTTGCTGGCGGTGATGATAATACCACAAACAAAAGTTATTGCAATAAGAATTATGGTAGTCATAAAATTACCCCTAGTTCTCGCATATCTCCATAGTCTTCGCACATAGAATAGCAGATTTGGTCTATCTGTCCAGCAAGTTCATTCTTCCAATAGAAGAAATCTTTATCTGTTTGGTAAATAGGTTCAAAGAACTCATCAGGAAGGATGAGATATAAAGCTTGACCATAACGCAATGGACTACGTGGGTCAGAGTCTTTTACTTTCTGCCAAGCTTGTTGTGAATAATCTAAGAATTCCAAAATTAGCATATTTATTCTCCTCATTCCTCAATCAAAGTTACACGTAGGATAGCAGCATCTTTACGTGAATGCAAGAACTTTCTCACAGCATCAAATGCTTCTTTACCTGTGTGGTAATGCCCTGCTACTCCAAAATGGAATGCAGCTAAACAATTCTTTTTATGTACGTAGTATGTACCAACAATATCGCAAGAGATGAAGTTACGATCATCTTCAGTTTCTAGTACATTTAGTTGATGTAAGTAGCTCATACTCAATTCTCCTATGTAAACCCTATTTAAACGCTGTGAGACTGTCTACAAGGCACTTATCTACCTAAAGACACCCTAACGTACTGCTTCAGTAATGAAGCGCTCTATCACTCGTCTACACTATCTAAAATCCATTGGTCAATTGTGAACTTTGCAATATTAGATTGTGAAGCATTACGATTAACTTGGGAACGGGTAGCAAATTCACTACCGCAATCATAACATTCTGTGTGTAACACTTCAACTGTCTGTACATGGTCTTTGTATACCAATTCACGCCACGTTGTGATTTCTTCTGTATTGCAAGACCCACATGTACATTCAATCATTTTAAGCTCCTCGTTCATTCGATGTAGCTATACTACTCTTAGGTATAAGCTGTGTCAATATGTATTTAGATTAAAATAGTTGTTGACTTCAGGGATTGAAGTGTGTATATTGGTGGCTGTTGAAACGAATGAGGAGAATGAATATGAGTAATTTATCTATCAATGTAGAAGTGGCTCTTGGTACAAGTATTGAACAAGCTATCACTGAAGCTAAAGACCTTGCACAACGTATGGATTTAGCTTTTGTTAAGTTTAATTTCAATGGTGTTCGGATGTCAGTTAGTCGTAAAGCTGATGTTAGTGAACTTGCAGAAGAATATGGTTATGCGCTTGGTTGGGATAATAAGTATGTAGTTGGTTAAGTTATTTACTTGACAATATAGAACCATCTGTTAAACTACTAGGGTAAAGGAGGTGTTATGACACACAAGAGTAAAATTCAGTTTGCTATTATTAGCGCTATGGTTGATTTAGGTATCACTCAAGTTGATATAGCCAAGCATCTGCAATGTACACGACAAGCTGTAAATCAGTGGTTGAAAACTGAGTCTGTAAGCTATGATAAATTGTTTGAGTTGGCTAACTTTGTAGGGCTAGAAGTTGAGGTATTGGTGAGGTATAAATAATTTTACCTATTTTAGGTAGAGCCTTACTGACACTAAGCGTATATTAAAGAAATTATGAGAGGGTCGTATGTTAAATAGAGGGCTATTTCTCAATTCCCTTCTCTCTTGCTCTTGATGGTATTATTCATTATTAATATTAGAGGTTATTATGTAGATGCAGTGTGTATGGTTTGATAGGACATTAGTGGCAAGTAAAGAGATATTACCTCTTGTAACTCTAACAGAAAGAGAGTTTATAACTACGTATGGAGAGAGTAGTTATAAACAGAATAAGCAGACAATAGAGTGCTTCATGTGTAATCTGGTTTATCTATATAAGCATTCAGAAATAATGAACATAAGTAGATGTACCGCTTGGTACACTAAGTTAGTAGTTAATGGTAAATCAGTGAGTACAGGTATAGGTTATGCTTCAGTGATGAAGATGATTTATCTATGTGAAGACTTAGGGTGGATAACAACAGTCAAAGGATTTAAGGACATAGATACAGGAAGTAAACAGAATGGTACGGTAATGCTTGAAGACACCTTCTTTAATCTGATTGAGTCCCACCTTGATATAGATGCAATAGGGAGCAGACCAAAGAAGACTGTTCTTGTTCTGACAAAGAAAGAATCCAATCAAACCCAAGCATTGCACATTAATTTTAAGATGACAGAGGAGAAGAGAGTAATGCGGTCTATGGTAGAGAGATACAATGAATACATGATTAATCAGATTGTTCTGGATGCAAAAGGACAACGATTGACTACTTCTCTGAACAGGATCTTTAACAGAGGTGATGAAACATTTAGTAAAGGTGGTAGATTCTACGCTAGTGGTAACTCATATCAAGTCATGCCTGAGTGTGATAGGGCTAAGATTACAATCAATGGTGAACCTGTATTTGAGTTAGATTTTAAATCAGTACATATCGCTATCTGGTGTGCTATGAATTATATTACTCTGCCAGAAGGGTACGATGTGTATGCGATGTATAACACCAATCATTATGAAGTGGATGACGAAAAGGTTACATACTTTGTAAACAATATTAAGGAAGATTACAATCCGCTACGCAATATTCAGAAGCAAGCTTGGTTGATTATGATTAACTGTGGCAAGGAAGGTCAGAGTAGGAAGCAGAACCGAAGGGAAGCTGTTGAAGCTATTAAGAAAGCCTTGCGTGAAGATGAGAACAGCGCCGAACCTCTACACTTACATAAGTTCTATGGTGTCTCAATACCTAATGTAGAAGCTGTGGTTGACTATATCTATGAATCATTTCCATTTCTTCAAGACTTGCTTTACTCGGATATTGGTATACGGTTGATGAAAAGTGATAGTGATATTATGAATTTAATACTTACCTCTTGCGTTGATAAAGATATTCCTGTACTATGTGTGCATGATTCAGTGCTGTGCCCTCAGAGTAAGGTTGGTGATGTAATGTCTTTAATGAAACAAGCATATCAATCTGTTTGTGGTACACTAGATAACTGTGTAATTACTGTTAGCTGAGGGAGGTGAAGGTGACTATTAAACTAGGAATTGATTTATTAAAACAAGACCTCTCATATTTAGAATCAAGATACCTTGCCTATGTCTGCGATGTAGGTAATACTTTATTCGATTGGAATACTATCTATACTGAGTGGGACAATAAACGATATATGAAAACTAAATCTAAACAACCTAGATACGTGAGAGTGTTGATTAAATGAATGAAGACTTAATGTATAAACCAAATCCAGATAACTTATCTGAAGTGTTTGTTCCTAGTGGATATGCTAAACGTCAAGTTGTATGTGCTGCTAATCGCTATGGTGAACATATTATTTTAGGTGTACGGCATCATTGTCCTCTGATGAATAAGATGCTGGACTTAGCAGGGATTGATGCTTACACAAAAGAACAAGGGTTTGTTGACCAATGGGGTAACTACATGGATCGTAAAGAAGCTTTGTTTGTATTGAAAACGAATGGTAGATGGATTCGTGATGATGATTTCATGGATGAACTATACTCCGAGAATTTGTACTAATCACCACATCTAGTGATCATTGATAAATCAATGTCAGATAAACAAATTAATCACCACTATTTGTGACTAAAGCCAGCCTTCGTGCTGGTTTTTTATTATCTAAAATTAAGTAGACAGAAGTACACCATATAAGTGGATTCGTGTATACATAAATTAAAATTTATTTTAATAAACCCCTATTGACACCAATCCACAATAAGCGTAATATGTGCACATCGAAACAAATGAGGTTCTGTAGAACGCTGTACAAGCTGCTATCGTCAGGTAGCAGTACCCTAGCCTACCTTACCGTTAGATAATGCCTTATAGGTCGATTTAGATAGGTTTTAATTGATTATTAAATAGGAGAAATAATATGACTAAGTTAATACTGAAAGATGAAGATTTATCTTATGACCAAATCACTTACGATTGTGAAGTGTTCACTAAAGACCACCGACTATTAACTTGGTTCAACAAAGTATTTGACACTGAATTCAAGAAGGTGTATTCTACTAAAAATCGCAATGTGAAAGACAACAAACTAGACACATCTTTCAGTAGATTGTTGATTGTGAAACAAGATAATTCTGTTGTTGTGATTAGTAATTACGAATTTGGTGATATTGAAGTATTGTAATAGGAGAAACATAATGGCTATGAAATATATTGTAACAGAACGTGAAGGTATTGAAGAAATGTTTGTATTTCCAGATACAATCAATCACGATTGTATGGCTGAAGTAATTGCTCGTATCAAGAATCACTCACATGGTAATTGGAAGCGTGTACCTAGACGACCAATCAGTGCTGGTTTTATTACAGTAGAGGGTGAGTGTTATGGACGTAGTGAAACCTTACGTCTTGACTCACGAGGAACTACTGACACAGTAATGTTTGACATGGAGTGTAAAAACCAATGAAATACAAATGCTTAAAAGATTTCTGGATGTACAAAGAATCTGAAGAAAATGGTGATGTTCCAGCATTTAAAGCTGGTGATGTGTATGAGTTCTCTGTTACTAAAGTAGGGGATTTCTATACATCATGCAATAATTACGGGTCGAGTCACTATATGTACAAAGGTGATGAGTTTGATGAATATTTTGAATTAGTGGAGGAATGACATGGTATACATTCCAGATAAGCGCAGGGATGATGCGTGTTTTAACAAAGATAAGTTAAATACTTTAGTTGCTTGTTATGAATCTTCTCGTAAAATCCTAGCAGATATGTTAGATTTAGACACTGTTGCTAACGCTAAAACCCCCGTAGCATTGATGCAACAATTAATGTTGTTAGCTAAAGTGTTGAAAGCTGAAGGTTCTTTACGTGAACAGTTTATTAATGATTTAAAGAAATTAGGGGAGTGACTTAACATGGTATCCCAAGACGGGTATGGTAAAGGTATTCGACACCTAAACTATGGTGCATTGTCATCGTGTCTACATAAGGTATCTGTTTTAAATAAAACATTACGAATCGGATTACCCTACAAAATGGGTGCTGATCGTGCTGGTGGGGATTGGACTATCGTGTTAGAAATGATTGAATTCTGTTTGAAAGACTTCGACGTAACTATTTATGAATTGGAGAATGTATGATTAAGTTACTTGTTGACAATGAACTGATTAATATTAAACGTATAATGTCATGATAGCTAAATCTAATACGTCTGAGTATAAGGCGTGGTCAAGGATGATGAACAGATGTTATGCACAGTCTGTTCAATTAAGCCAACCTTCATACAAATGGTGTTAATAGAGAACACTTAGGTACATACTCCAATATTAAACAAGCGTACTCTGCGTATTTACTTTACAAATACCAGATAAGTTTAGTACTTTCTGACTTAGAGACCGACACAAGAGTTAAAGTCAGATTGCCAGAAATTTTCTTTAATCTTTCGGAGGAATATTATGATTCAATTAATAATTGATAATAAAATTATAGAGACTACCCGAGTTGTATATAGCGACGGTGCTTATGGTTTTGATTTAAAAGGTCTACCAGAGACAGCAAACCGTATTGTGTTTAGTGTAGATCCTTCTACTAAGGTAAACACTATTCTAGATGAATTAACTCAGTTACAGAGTGCTGTATTGCAGTCAAATATTAGTTGGAAAGGTATGGATATATTCCTTCCATATTTACCTTATGCTAGGGCAGACAGGGTATTTTCCACTAACGGTAATTCTGGCTTAGAACGCTTCATGCTTGATTTAGGTATGTATGGATTCGACGAAATTACTGTAGTTGACCCACACAATCCTTCAGTTTTTGAAGGTCTACTTGACTACTGGTGTAATGAACCTTCTATGGAAATCATTACACAACTTCAAGCATTGAAAACTACAGTGCGACAATTTCATATTGACATTACACAATATGACGCCATTGTAGCTCCAGACAAAGGGGCTGTAGACAAAGCACAAGAGATTGCAAATTATTACCAACTACCTCTAATCGTATGTACAAAAGAGCGTGACCCGTCAACAGGTAAGTTAAGTAATCCTGTAGTGAATGGTAATGTAGAAGGTATGCGATTACTAATTGTTGATGACCTACTTGACGCTGGCGGAACATTCATTCAACTAGCAACAGAACTACAGAAACAACTACCATCAACAATTGATTTGTATGTTTCTCATTTAATTGCTTGCAAAGGGCTTGACTTGTTGCGCGGAAAGATAGATAATGTGTTCTGTTATCACACTGTAGCTGGTTACTTAACCCTACAAGATGTTTATGATTTTAATAGTAATTTAAATTTAGGAGAGTAGTTTTGAGGTACATTTCAGGGTATGAAGGGTATTACCAGATAGATGACTACGGTAAAGTATTCTCTGTTAGGTCTGGTAAAACACTTAGTACCTCTAACGGTAGATATAAGACTGTAACTTTATCTGTTGACGGTGTTATGAAAACCCATCATATACATCGTTTGGTTTATCTAACTTATTTAGGTGAAATACCGGAAGGTAAAGTTATAAATCACATAGACGGAGATAGATACAACAATCACATTTCCAATTTAGAATGTGTTACTCAGAAAGAAAACATCGAACACGCATACGATACTGGTTTAAATTATAAATGCCCTGTTGGGGAGTCTAGTTTTAATTTCAAAGGTGAAGTTTTAGTTTACAAAAATGGTGAATATATCTTGTCTTTAATTGGACATTCAGATATAATTAATAAAGGTTTTACTTCTTGTGGAATATCTGCGGTACTTAATGGTTTGCAGAAAACACACAGAGGTTGTACATTCAAAAGAAAGGAGAAATAACATGACTAACATTCAACAAAGTTCAGTGATTGACGGCTACAAATTAGGTCACATCGACCAATATATCAAAGGTACTACTCAGGTGTACGCTAATATGACACCTCGTTCAGACAAACTTGCTCGTTGTTTGAAACATCACTCTGATGGTCGTATGGTATTCTTTGGCGCACAGAAAGCACTTATTGAATTAAAACATTTGTGGGACACTACATTCTTTTCTAAACCAAAAGAAGAAGTTATCAAACAATATAGTCGTCGTATTAAAACATATCTCGGAACTGATTATGGTGATAATCAAATTGAAGCATTAGGTAAATTACACGATTTAGGGTACTTACCTCTACGAATCAAGACGTTACCTGAAGGCACTTTCGTAGACATGGGAGTAGCTACGATCACAATTACGAATACTCACCCAGACTTTTACTGGCTGACTAACTATTGTGAAACGTATTTAAGTTGCTCGGTATGGCATATGTGCAATGCTGCATCATTGAGTAGAGAATACTATAAAACTTCTCGTCGTTGGTCTGAATTTACGGGTGCTGATCCTTTTTATGCTGAGATTGCAAACCACTGTTTTGCTGCTCGTGGTCATCGTGGTATGCAGGACGCTATGGACTCAGGTATGGCACACTTGTTGTTTTCTGTGGGTACAGATACCTTATGGGCTATTGAAGGTCACGAGACTTATTATCATGCTGACAGCGAAAAAGAGTTGATTGGTTGCTCAGTATCCGCCTTTGAACACGCTACTGCAACACAACGTATTGCATATTATCGTGAAGAATTAGGTTTCGATGAGTACCCATTACAAGCAGAAACAGAATCTTTACGGGACATTGTAACAAACCTTTATCCGAAAGGTATTGTCTCTTATGTATCAGACAGCGAAGATTACTATGGTGTTTTGTCACAAGTTTTACCAGCAATTAAGAACGAGATATTATCTCGCCAACCAGACAGTGCTGGTTTGGTAAAATTTGTAGTTCGTCCAGACTCATCACCTAAAACCCCGTTAGAGGTTATTGTTGGTGATGACGATGCTCCTGAAGGAACACCAGAACGGTTAGGTACTTTGCAATTACTGTGGGATACTTTTGGTGGAAGTATTAACGATAAGGGGTTTAAAGTGTTGAACCCTAAAGTTGGCATGATCTACGGAGAAGCTATTGATGTTGAATTACATGATAAGATTCAATATGAAATGGTCAAACGTGGATGGTGTGTAAGTAACTGCTTATATGGTGTAGGTAGTTGGGGTTTCTTGGATCGTAGTAGTCGAGATTCTTTTAGTCAAGCATTAAAAGGTACACATTCTGTAGTTAACGGCAAAGATGTGTCGATGCAGAAAAATCCGAAAACGGCAGTAGGTAGTAAAAAATCTGCTAAAGGGTTATTGCGAGTTGAACGTGTTGATGGTAAACTTGTTCAATACGACCAACAAACTCGTGAGCAAGAACAGCAAGGTTTACTGGAAGTAGTTTTTGAAGATGGTGTACTTGTGAAACAAACAAGTCTTGCTGAAATTCGCAAACTAATTAGTGAACAACTAGCTTAATTATACTGAGGGGGCAAAGCTCCCTCTTTCACTAGGAGAGAACATGACACATAGTATAGATTGGACTAAACAACATAACGGTGTCCATCGTGCGGATTGGTACGATTTATGCCAATATATGCCCGATGTTGGGAGCATGATTGCAGATACCTTCCCAGAGAACCCAGACAATTTTACATGGGACGTTAAAGTTCACATGCTAATGCCAGCACAATGGCCTTGCATCCCAAACTGGCATTATGATAATGTCCCTCGTGTTAACAATGTACAAGATTGGGGTTTAGTACGTACTGATTTACCTATGTATCTGTGGGTATCCGGCGCACCCTTGACAGAATTCCGTAAAGAGGGTGTAATTACCACGATTGAAGCTTGTACATGGAAACGATTCACTCAAGCTGATGAGCATCGTGGGACACGTTCTGAGGATTTCCAGTGGAGAGGGTTTATTAGAGCAACCCATAAAGATATTTTGCCTGCGAACCCTCGTGGAGATGCTGTGTTGCGCCGTCACTCACAAGTTTATTTAGATGTTAGTAATTTTGCTTGGTAATTAAGGAGACAGCATGACACTGATTAAAGACGCTAAATATTACAAATATTTAGAAGATCACCTACCATCACCTATGCCATTATTGACTAATCAAGAAATCAAGGCTCTGATTGCTTTACGTACAGATACAATTAACGATATGGAATTAGAGTTGACAGAATTGAAAGATACTGTTAGTATGTTGCGCTTCGAGTTAGAGGCTAGAGGAGCTTTGAAATGACGATAGATGAACAGATTCAAGAAGTGACCCAAGTTCTTGAGAGATTGGATTATGGTGTAGCTTTACAGAATCAGACAGATACAGAATACTACTTGTATTGGTGGGATAAACGTGATAGTAAATACATGAGTCATGGAACGTTTCTTGGTGGAGTCATGTATTCATTTGGAGTGAACGCTATACGGTTCAATGATTTTGATTTAGCTATTTGTGCATTTGCTGAATATATGAATTGGTATAGAAAGTTTAGTTGAGGAGAGATGAATGAGTGGTAATCGTATTAATAAAACATTTAGCTGTATTGCTAACGAGTTTCCAGAAGAAAAGAAGTCATGTAATAGCTCGGATGCTTTGAGTATTTATCAAGAAGAACATGACGGCGTTACTACTTACAATGGTTTTTGTTTTAGTTGCGGTCAGGGTTTTACAACTAATCAGGTTCATACAAGTAGTTTGTGTTCTGAATTAGGTATTGAAGAAGGTATTGTTAAAAATCCTAAAGCTTTTGCATTAGCACCTAAAGCTGAACCACTAACGGGTGAACAGATTGGTTCTCTGAAGAAGTCAATTGGTTTCACAGATAAGCCTTATCGCTCATTAAAACCAGAATGGTTAAAGTTCTTTGGTCATATGGTTGAGCGTAATAAATGGGATGAAGCAATATCTATTTATTACCCTGAAACTGAAGATGATGTTGTCACTGGTTTCAAAATCCGATACCTACCTAAGTCATTCGGTAAGGTTGGGCGCACAGGTAAATCATCACAATTAGCTGGACAATTCCGATATAAAGCAGCAGGTAAACGTGTGCTGATTGTTGGCGGTGAAGGTGACATGGTAGCGGCATGGGGAGCTATTAGTGACTATTACAAGAGTAAAGGTCAAGGTGCTTATGACTCCGTAGCTGTAGTTAGTCCAACATGTGGTGAAGGTAGTGCTGCTGCTCAAATTGCCAGAAACTATGACTTCTTTGATCGTTATGAAGAAATCTATGTTGGTATGGACAACGACAAAGCAGGTATTGAAGCTACAGAGAATATTGTTAAAGTATTACCTGCTGACAAGATTAAACTGATTACGTGGTCGGCTAAAGACCCTCACAAATTAGTTGAAGATGGTCGTGAAGCACAGTTGATTCGTGATTTCTTTAATGCTAAAGACTTTGTTGATTCAGGTATTAAATCTGCTGCTGATGCCACTACTGAAGTTGTTGAGTTCTTGACAGCAACAAAGATTGGATTACCAGAATATTTACATCGTTTAGAATTTAACATGCGCGGTGGTATTCGTTCCACAGGTGCTATTGTAAATATCATTGGTGACACAAGTATTGGTAAGTCATTCTTCAGTGACAACTTGAGTAAGCATTGGTTTTTTAATAGTCCATTAGTCCCAACCATTATCAGTCTTGAACGTGTAGCTGGTGAATTACTTGCTGATTTATATAGCTTGCACTTACAGAAGAATTTGACTTGGTTTAGTGATGGACACGATGCTGTACGTTATTTGGATAGACCTGAAGTTAAACAACTGTGTGATGATTTAGTTTATACACCAGATGGTAGAAGTCGTTTCTTTATCATTGATGAACGTGACGGTAGTATTGAATCGCTGAAGAAGCAAGTAGATAGAGCTATCAAGAAACATGGTAGTAAGTTAATTATTTTTGATCCACTTACTGACTTCTTACGTTCGTTAGGAACTGAAGCACAAGAAGAATTTATGATGTATGAAAAGATGATGAAGAAAGAAGGTATTGTATTCATTAACATCTTACATACTCGTAAACCATCAACTGATAAAGAAGGTAAAGTTCGTCCTGTGACTGAATACGATGCGCTTGGTAGCGGTACATTTGTACAAAGTGCTGACATTAACATTGTATTGAATCGTAATAAGATGGCTGAAGATCCGATTGAACGTAACACTACTGAGGTATCTATGCCTAAGTGTCGAGGTGGTATTACTGGTGTTGCTTGTAAGTTATATTATGATCCAGAAACACGCCAGCAATATGATGCTGATGACTTCTTTAGTGGTAGACAAACAAATCCTAATTACGTACCGTCCGTACAGGATGAGATAGTTGACCACGATACAGGAGAAATATTCATTACACCTACAATTTACGATAATGGTGATGAAGTTGTAGAACAAGACTTTTAAGGAGATATAATGAATTGGTTTGCTTACGACTTAGAGACTTATCCAAATTGCTTCCTATGCTGCGTAGCAGATTTACAGGAAAGAAAGATTAAAGTCTTTGAGATTAGTTCACGTAAATACCAACGCGAACCTATGTTTGAATATCTACGTAATATTCGACGTAAGAAAGGTACACTTGTCGGATTCAATAACCTTGGATTTGATGAGCCAGTATTACAGAACTTACTGAAGAATAAGAACATGACTGTTAGTGAAATCTACGATTACGCTATGAAAGTAATCCAGTCTGGTTATGGTGATAACAAATGGCAATACCAAGTAAGAGACAAGGATCGTTTCTTACAACAACTTGACTTATTCAAGATGAATCACTTTGACAATAAGGCGAAGGCTACATCTCTGAAGATGATTGAGTTTAATTCACGTTCAGCTAATATTGAAGATTTACCTTTCCCTGTTGGGAAGTATTTGACTTCTGAAGAAATGGACGTATTAGTTAAGTACAACATCCACGATGTTAAAGAAACAGTAAAGTTCTTCGATAACTGTAAAGCTCAAATTGATTTCCGTATTGACTTGGAGAAGAAATATGGTTTTAATGCACTGAACTGGAATGATACCAAGATTGGTAGTGAATACTTCATTATGGAACTTGAGAAAGCGGGTATTGAATGTTACGAAGGTGGTAGACCACGTAAAACTAAACGAACGTTTATTGACTTAGCTGACTGTATTTTTCCATATATTAAGTTTGAACGTCCAGAATTCAATGCTATTCTTGAGTGGTTACGTAAACAGCGTATCACTGAAACTAAAGGTGTGTTCTCTGATATTCCTGAACACGAATTAGGTGATGTGGCTAAGTACGCTCTGATGGTTACGAAGAAGATTAAGTTCAAAGATAAACCTACACAGAAAGAAATTGATGAGAAGTTAGCACAATATCCTCTTGGATGGGTTGAAGAAGTTGAACTTAAAGCTAAGTTACCAAAGAAAGATGGTGGTGGCTTTAAGAAAGCTTATTGGTTTAATTACCGTATTGCTGAGGCACTAAACGTAGTCATTAATGGTTTATGCTATGTGTTTGGTACTGGTGGATTACATGCGTCTTTAGAGAAACAAGTAGTGTGTTCAGATGATGAATACATTGTTGAAGACGAAGACGTTAGTTCATTCTATCCAAACTTAGCAATTAAGAATAAAGTTTATCCTGAACATTTAGGTGTTGAGTTCTGTGATATTTACGAAGTGTTGTATAACATGCGTAAGACATTCGATAAGAAGTCTGCTGAAAATGCAATGTTGAAGTTAGCTTTGAATGGTACATACGGTAACAGCAACAATGAATATAGTCCATTCTATGATCCTAAGTTTACGATGCAGATCACAATCAACGGTCAGTTGTCGTTGTGTATGATTGTAGAACAATTGTTGAAGTTGGAAGGTATTCAAATTATACAAGCTAATACTGATGGACTTACATTCAAACGTAAGCGCTCACAAGAACAGCAGGTGCGTTCTATTGTTGAGTGGTGGCAAGATACTACTAAACTGGAATTGGAGCGTAACGACTATTCTAAGATGGTTATACGTGATGTAAACTCATATCTCGCTGTGTATGCTAAGGATGGTAAACTAAAACAGAAAGGTGCATATGAATGGAAAGAGTTACCTAATCACAAGAACCAATCAGCTTTAATTGTTAAAATTATGGCAGAGAAATATCTTGTAGATGGTACTGATCCAGAAGAATATGTTCGCCAACATGATAATATGTTTGATTTCTGTTTGAGAACTAAAGTACCACGTAGTAGTAAACTCGTTATTGTTGATGATGAAGGTGTTGATCACCAAACTCAAAATATTTGTAGATATTATATGTCTAAAAATGGTGGTGATTTAGTGAAGGTTATGCCACCTCTTGCTGACTTCAAAGAAGAAGAAGTTTGGGTGAATCATCAAACTATGGACGAAGTTGTAATTTCTTCTAAAACAGATATTGCTAAGTATGAAAAGAAAGGGTATACTCTATCCCATACAGTAAATACTCCATGTGAAGATCGTAGATTCTTCATTGAGCGTAACTGGAAATGTAAAGTAGTAAACGACATTAATTTGTTTGCTTGGGATATTGACTACGATTATTACATAGAACGCGCTTGGAAATTAATTAGATTTGTAGATGATAATTCGCTTGACACTGATGATAATTCTGATACAATTGACGCTTAAATAAATGAGGAGCAACAATGAAAACGTTATTAATTGCTGTAGCAGGATTACTATTGTGGAGTGCAGCACCAATTTGGTTTGCTTGGACACTTTATCAAATGTTTATCTTGACAGCACCGTTCTGGTCAACTATACTGTACGCCTTGGTTGGATTCATTAGCCAAATGTTTGTGGCTGTAGTGATGTACGGATTTGCTGTAGCAAGTATTGGGAATAATAGCAAAGCTGTTAAGTAATAAAGTGAAATATTAATTAAAGGAGAGTGTTATGCCATGCTATGATTCACAAAAAGCCCACTATGAAGAACAAGAAGCTGTTGACCTTCAACGATTGAAGGATAAAGCTGCTAAATATGAAAGTTATTTATGCGCTATTGGAACTGTGTTGTTAAACAATGGGACATTTCAAGAAGTTATTAAGACTGCGGAACTGGATGGTATTGTAACAGGAATTAACCAGTTCTTTGAAGAACACAATATGTTTGATTATAACCGCATCACTCGTGATGTAGAAAAGTTCTTGGAAGGTTTTAGTAAGCAAGAGATTAACTTAGTTAAACGAGTAATCTTAACAAATAAAGGAGAGTAAAATGTTTGATAAAATTAAATCTATGCTTTCTGATGCTGCTGTTTCATTAGCAGATAACGCTCAGAATTTCAATAACCACACATTGCGTGTAGAGGAATTATACAAGAACTACAACGCATTATCGAATAATCGGTTTGCTAATAATCGAGATTACCAGAAGCAATTACAGTGTATGAGTGTATCATACGATGGGTTGAACAAAGTAATGACGTTGTTAGCACGATTTAATCCTGCTTCTAAGTAAGCATTAACTATAGCGCAATTTTGCAAATAATATAAGGAACTCAATATGAGCTTTAAACCAAAAAATAGTAACAACAACCAATCTGCTTCTAACCCTAACATTCCAAAAATTGATTGGAGTGCTTTAAATAAAGGTGTTAAAGGTGGTAGTCGTCCAGCACGAGTAAGTTTGATTGTAGATTTAGGTGATCAAGAACGTGAACCAGCTACACAAGATTACAACCCTAATAGTGTTAAACACATCGAAGCTTTAGCAAAAGATAGTTGGGTAACTACGGTGAACGGTAAGGAGATTCTGAACACTCCACGTAAAGCTGTTCAACAAGTTGCTGTGTTAGCTGACTTAATGAATGATGTTGTTGATTACGGTGGTACTATCGGTAAACAACCGTATCGTGTACTGTTAAACCCTTCATTCAAAGGTGAAGTACGTGGTGTCGATTTAACTGGCTGTTACAGCTATGATGACTCTGGTAATCGCTTGCAGGATAAACCTTTTACGTTCCATGCTCAATCACTGTTAACTAAGCTTGCTAAAGCTACTAAGCAGTTAAGTATCATTGATGGTGGTGACGATAACATGGATGTATCTTTGTTGTGCGGTCAATCATTCATGGCTCAAATTGCAGTAACAGAGTCTGGTGAAAATACTTACGTCAACTATAAAGGTTGTGCGGAAGTTCCAATGATCCCAGATGACGATGGTAACGAAGCTCCAATGAAGGTTAAACCGTTAGTCACTGAAGCACGAGTGATTACATTTGATTCTGTTACAGAAGATGATGCTAAATACTTACGTGGTGACTTGGTTAAGAAGATTAAGCAAGCATTAAACTACCAAGGTAGTAAGATGCAAGCAGTAATCGAAAATAAGATATCTACAGCACCAGCAGAGCCATCAAAAGCTCCGGCTAGTACACCAGTAGCACCTAAAGCTAAAGCTGTTCCAAAGGCTGCTGAAGCGGTTGTAGGTAATGGTGTTGACTTTGATGACGACATCCCGTTCTGATCTAAGTTGTATTAGGGCTGTGTAATGCAGCCCTTGCTTAAAGGAGAGTAGCCAGTGGCTAAAATGACAAAAGCGCAAAGTGTTGAGTTTGATAAGTTATATAACATTACAATGAGTTGGGGTATAGACTCTAACTGCACTGGACTTTTTAGAGATTTTGGTGAAAATTTAGAATACTTAGCGACTTGTGTTCTAGGTGATGTTGTTGAAATCTTAGAATACAATGGCACTTACTGGGAATTAATTGACATGATTAAAGTTGATTCTAAAACAAAATCAACTTTAAAGAGAAGTGTATCGCACCTTATGGATAACGGTTTCGATACACTTAATAATGTATTATAGGAGAATAACATGGAACCTAAAGTAGAAATCAGTGAGTCAGTGTACCGAGAACTGTTAGAACGTGATGAATGGTTATCTGCATTAGAAGCTGCTGGTGTAGATAATTGGGACGGTTATGA